TTATACTTCGTCTTCATTCCACTCGTATCTAACTTTCAAATCTTGATATTGACTCCAGGCGATAATTTTAAGGGTTTGAAGACGTCCTACCACAATCCCTGGATGTATACCAATTTCGTTTGCAAAATTTTTAATCTTATTGCGACTTATCCCCTTCTCAATAAACGCAGTCAATTCTTTTTTAGGTATTAACAATTCTGATGAAAATTCATCAGCCTCTCTCTCTCGAGGGTCCTCTTTATATTTTCCAAATTCAACGAATGGTTTTTTTTCATGTAAAATAACATGGCCTAACTCATGAAAGAAAGTAAACCATAAGCTGTCATGAACCTTATATCTTAAACTAAGTTGTATAATTGCTTTTGGTTTTGGAGTAAGCCACCTTGTAAGCCCACTAACTCTGCTCCCTTTTATTTCTGGTATAAACACTAACGCAACTCCGAATTCCGAACATATCTGTTGCATCTTAGGAAGAAATATATCGGGATCTATTTCTAATGTTAAGCTTCTTAACTCATCCAAGCTTTCAAGAGCTTTTTTCTTGGAGAATGGAGCAGTAGCTATTTTGCTTGCTTCAATTTCACCTTTACGTATCCAACACATCAATGCTTCTTCGTCTATGTTATGACTTGGAGAGATCCTAAATGCACCTTCTATTATCTTGTTATCATTTAGCAACTTTCCAAGTGTATCGAAAGATGATACTCCAAAAAACTTTAATAGCTTATCTACTTTTTCTTCGGCAGTTCCCTTGTCCAAAGTTATCCATTTATTTTTTACTAATTCTTTAATTGGGAATTTTTTTAATTCCCCTATTTGACTTTCAAGTTGCTCTTTTTTATCTCTTTCTGCGAGTTGCTCCCTATAATTTTTCTCTAAGTTATTCCAGAAGGAGGCCTCCATTCCAAATACATTTTCTAATTTACCTGCAGTTTCATAGGTAATTGGGGCTTTTCCTTTAATTATTTCATTAACTGTCTTTTGAGCGAGATCTATACGTTGAGATAGCTCTTTTTGGGTCATATTATAATGCTCCAACAATTCATTGATTGTTTCTCCCGGTGGGACAATATAATCTGGTTCAAAAATATTCAGATTAGACATGGTAATTCACCACCTCAATAATTTTTATTTTTTGGATTGTATCCTTTGGGACGTCTAGATCCTTGATGATTTGATCCTCCTCGTCCAACGCATGAAAAACAATCCTATATTTTTCTTTCGCCCAAATTGCAAACTGGTTTTTTCTATTCCCTGTTAGTTTATGAAGTCCCATCGGAGGATGATGAGTGATTTGGCTCAAATTTTCTGCAGCTCTCAGTTGAGTTAAACGTAATCTAACCGCATCGGCAACTTTAGAGGGAAATTCTTTATTCATCGCTTTTGGAGAATCAAGTATTTTTTTCAGTTTTTTTGTACTGACGTACACTTCCAAGGAATCACCAACCCATAGGCTCGTTTAACGTAATAGGTTAACGGCTTTTTTACTACTATACCATATATGATGCTTATTAAACATTTTTTTATTCTAGAATGCATGCATTTTACTTTTTTAAAACACCTCATCCAATCGATCAGGGTTCTGCTATACAGAAAATCTTATAGTTGTTTTACGAATAAATGAAAAAAGCGACCTGTCCAATTAAGGATAGGTCGCTTTAACTTTGCATGGCCAGTTGCTTCTTATTTAAATTCTTTAACCCCAGCACCAATCATCAGTGCAACTAAATCACCGTTTGCCGCGGCCCCATCTGTTTGCTTATTAACCCATGATGATGAATATCCGCGTTCCGATGCCGCATTAACTGCAATCTCCTGCTGTAATTTACTCCCCAGGAACGTTTCGACTACCTTACGTAATGTACCAGACGTAAATTCTAACTCGATTGTAAGCTTCTCTGTTTTTGCTACAGGTTTAGGGGTTGGCTTATTCGGCACTGCCGCTACATCCTTTTTACCTCCTGCATAGTTAACGATTCCTTGCGCTGTCAGTAATGCCAACTTCTCAACTTCGTCAATCAAGATAGTTTCATCGCTGTAATTAGAGATGAACGCATACTCTACGAGAACAGCCGGCATATGTGTTAAGCGCAAAACCGCGAAGTTTGCTCTCTTTTTACCGCGATCACGAATTCCGATTTGATTAGCGATTGAACTGTGTACAGCGTTCTGTATTTTTGTTGTAGCGGCGCTAACACTACCGTTATAGACGAACGTCTCGAAACCTGTTGCTGTTGCTGTAGCCGAGTTGTCATGTAAGCTGAAGTAGTAATCGGCTCCCCAAGCGTTTGCTAGTCTCGCACGCTCTCCCAACGGAATAAATACATCAGTTGAACGTGATAGTCTCACTTCATGTCCATAACCTTCGAGAATCGTCTTCAGTCGTAAAGCAACTTTTAGTACATTGTCTTTCTCTCGTGAACGGTTTCCAACAGCGCCGGGATCATGGCCACCGTGACCTGGATCGATAAAAATTTTACTCATCGCCAAACACCTCATTTTCTGGATTCTGATAACATTCCTCGCACATCATTTCACCATTAAATCGTTCCAGTACTTCTATTTCTATTCCACACACTACACATTCTGTTTTATTCATATTATTTACCCTCCTCTCTTGTAGTACCATCCTGATTGTCCATCAACTCAAACAATCCAGTTGCCGACAATCCCGCTAGTCCACCTGCCCACAAGCGCAGCACGATATCGAGATCCGTAAAAGGCGCAGCTGCCGCCCCAACAAAAAGACCCACCGCAAACGCGATGAGCGAGACTAGATTGTTTTTAAAGTCAACTGTTTTCTTGGCCAACTGCACCACTGCTAAAATTATCGGCGCAAGCACCGTTGCGAATATTAATACTTCTGTCATGATTTATCCTCCTATCCATTTTTGAAGTGCTTCGATTAATAAAAAGAAGACACCACCACCGCCGAATAAGGCAATGAGGATGTCTTTTCTCTGTTTATTTGTTTCTTTTTTAATTCCTAACGTGTGCCCCAATAGTGTATCAAGCAGTTGCCGTTGCTCGTTCTGGTGGCGATTGATTAATTCTTTTTGCTCGGTATTTTGGCTATATATCATATTTTCAATTTTAGATTGAGAAGTCTGAACAACTGTAATTTCTTTTTTGACTTCCCTGTAGCTGTTTTCGAGTTCAAGAATTCGCTTTTCATGGTCTTGCACAATACTTTCCATGCTTTTTTCCTCCACTTCTTGCTGCGTCATATCTCACCCCACACCCTTTTCTTTTCTGATAAAATAAAAAGAACGCCCGGGTGGACGTTCCTCATTTTACAACTTATCATCTATGAGCAATTTGCAACACTACAATTTCGCGCATGATTATTCCTGCTTCTTTTGCAATCACTTGCTGTAAAGCTGTGCCTAATTCATCTTCGTCTTCGTAATCTTCCGCAAGACTTACATTCGCCCAAAATTCGTGACCAGGTTGCTGTAAATTTGCATATTTCACCTTGAAATGAAACACTTTATCCCCTCCTCTATCTTCCAATATTCGACAGATGAGGAGGTAATCCTTTATTTATTGTTGCGGCACATAATGTTCCTAATATGACATATCACCTTGGATTCACTTGAGAAAAATGCGAAACTATTTCCTCGCACCACTTCTTCAATTCATCAATTTTTATGATTTCATCCCAATATAGAAATTCATTCGCATCTAACATTCGTCTTTCGAAGTTAAACGGTTTACCGTTTAAATCTTTTGAAGCAAATCCTTCTAAGTTGCCAGCTGAATCTGTTACATAGGCATAACTTCCATCGTTCACTTTCAGCTGCTCGAAAATCCAATCATCCATTCTTTCGTCAAAGTGATGAATGGTATTTCTAATACTCTTGGCACTATCAGGTGGTTGAGGAATACCAGGGTAACTATTTTCCAAGGCGCGTAATCTTTCCACGGCTTGAGTTTTATTTTTACCGCTTCTGGCTGTTGTAAAACAAGCTAATTGTCCCACCAGATCTGCTGTATTCACAGCAAGTGAGTAATACTTTACTTTTTCGTAATCTACAATACTAAATTTGTCTCCTTGCTCAATCAAGGAAAGTGCCCAATGAGCGTTGGTTAATATTTCTTTTATATAAGGTTGTAAATGTATTTCCGATAGATTTGTCATTGAAATCTCCCCCTTTCATCCATAGTTCGACAAAAAGGGGAAGAAATCCTTTTTACTCAGCTAACTCTCCATACCCAAGAAGTTCTAACTGACGCTTAACTTCCGGCTGTACATGTTTCGGTACTTGTGCGTATGTCTTATCACCACTGATTATCAACGCTACATAAATCACTGCGATTGGCATATTGTCACCGCCCTTCGACACTACTAAAAGTAGACATAATAAAAACGCTTGAATGAGATTACGCATTAGCCTCACCAGCGTCTAGTAATTTCTGCACGTCCTTGCGTAGTTGTGTAGGAACTTGTTTAATTGTCTTGTCGCCACTCTTAACGAGTTCAGCGTAGATCGGGATGATTGGATTCATTCAGTAACACCTTCTTCCGAGTACACTTTTTCGTACAGATCCGTAATGACCATCATGACGTTTCGATTCATCTCTTGTAGGTCCATGTTTTCCTCATACATGTCTGTGACGGTGAGCATGAGGGCTTTGTTCATGTCTTCGAGCGCCTTTACTTTTTCTTCTGGCGTCATGCCCTTAAAGACATTCTGAAAGTCTCCGAATGTGCCGTCATCCCGTCTTTCTCGACGTTCCAAGAAAATCATGCAAACACCCCCGTGATCTTCGTAATACCCTTCTCACTTGCTGTGCTGGTCCGTTTTTCGGTGATTTCCAAGATGATATTCGACTTGTCCGCCCCTGCATCGAGCAAATACTCATCTTCTTCGATTCCTTCACTGACAAAGGCTGTTTTGTTTTTCGTCATTGGCACGAAGTGTTCGGGTTCACCCGCTGCTGTCATGCTGATTCTGGCATCGACAACCAGATCGCCTACTTCGCGTTCAATCCATAAGAGGACACCTTTTGCTGTGCCGTTTGGTGGCAACATCTTGTACCGCGTGACCGCTTGTTTTAGAGGGATTACATTGCCCGCCTTGGTAATCGTGATAGTTTTGGTGTCAACTGCGCCAAAGTGATCGGTTGCCCGAACTGTTAGCGAGTTTGCACCAATCATCAATTGCGATAGGGATACACGGAATGTGAATTCACCGCCCGCTCCATCAGAAGTGTACACTTCGTTAAACGCGCTATTACTAATTTTGTAATGCACTTTTACACCGTTTGCATCCGGATTGTTGACTGTACCCTTTATTTCGAACGAGTCAGAGTCAATCATATCGGTTTTCGGTGTAATTGGGTCAACAGTCAATTTAGGCGGACGGTTTGGCACAACGTAGAATGTGCGAGTGACTTCCGGCGACTTGCCACCTTTGTCATCCTCTGCCCACACGGTTAAGACGTGTTGCGTGCCTTCTGCTAATGCCCCTGTGACTGCGGTTGCTCCATCGAATAGCTTACTTTCTTTAAACGTGAGCGAGCGATTGAATGGGAATTCTGCGCCGGTTGAAACAGGCGAAGCAATAGTGCGAGCTGTTCCGCTATTGACTTTGTATTTCACCATGACAACGTCTCCAACATCTGTTTCTGTTGATGTTCCACTAATCGTATAAGTGTCGGATTCGTAGAGTGTGCGGTTATCCGATGTTGCAAGAGTTATTGTAGGTTCTGTATTGGAGCTTATTACAGTTATGACTACTTTCCCGTGACCTTCGTTCACTCCTGAATTGGTTTCACCATCTGTGAGCAAAGCGATATAAGACGAACCCCCGCCACCTGATCCACCTCTTCCCTTCTCAGACCCACCTTGCCCGGCTGCTCCGCCATACCAACCGCCTCCGCCGCCTCCACCTGGCTTACCATTTTCACCGTTCGGCTGAACGCCTGCATAACCGCCGTTTGCACCTTTTCCAAATTGGCCGTCATACGGCGGAGTATCACGTAAACGCGAAACCTTACCACCTAGACCTTGCTTTCCTCCGGTATCGTTAAAGTTGTCATCAAGGCTACTATTAGTCACACCTTTTCCACCCTCTAAACCTCCGCCGTTACCTCCTTTACCATCTGGAACGTATCCACCCGCACCGCCCGCTACAATAATACGGGAATCCAACCCGCCACCTGTCCTTACGTCTGTGCCGTCACCGCCTGACCAGACATTTTTACCGACTCCTGTTCCTGCTGCGCCTCCGCCGTTCCAGCCAGCGGCTCCTGATTTTTCTCCTTTCCCTCCTACATGAACATATAGCGTTTGATTTCGCTTTGCTGTATAAATACCCTTTGCATACCCGCCGTAAGAGCGTCTATCTATCACTTGGTTTAGCGGCCATCCTGAATTATACAACTCACCTGAACCTGCCCCCCACGCTTCAACTAACAAAACACCTGACGGCCCAGCATAAATTTCTGGCGCACCAGTATAACCAAATGTATATGTTTTTCTCCCTTGTGAATCAGTTCCAATGATAGGAGCCAATTAAACCACCTCCGCTACATTAATTGAATAACTGCCCCAGTTACCAATAGACAGTTTTGTGTTGCTTAAAATAGAATTACTCCGTGCAACTCCTGCACCTTTTTTATATGAATTGACAAGAGCGGCAACTGTAATGCCAGTTTCTGAAACACTGACTATCGTCACATCTTCTTGTCTTTCATCGTCATAAATCGTCAGAACCTCCCCGACTTTGAACGGTACTTTATCAAGTTTTATAGTTGTTTCTCCTGCGTTTAAAGCAAATTGAGAAACTGCCGATGCTGTCAATCTCGTCAACGCCTTAGCTGATTCCCCATCGAGTGCGTCGAAGAATGTGCCGTTGTTATCCTTCACTCTGCCAAGCATTTCAATCTCGATTTTCAGGCGGTCATTTTCTGATTTCAGACGGTCGATGCCGCTGTGCGCTCCTAAAATACCATCCTCGATATTATTCATCCGCTGCGCTGCAAACCGCGTGCCTTCTTGGATTACTTTTGGTTTCGGCTTGCCTGTATATTCGTCTATAATAACGTTGCCGTCTTTGTCCTTTTCGGATTGTGTAGGATCAACGATATGGTCTCGCCACTTTGTTGGTACATATGCCATGCTCTCACTCCTTTTAATTTGCTGTAATCGTATATGTCGTGCGGGTTAGATAACCGATTTTCCCACTCGTAATAACCGATGTTGACCGTGCGATAATCGCATTCAATTGGTATTCGACCGATAGCGGAGTGACGATAATATCGCTCGCGCTAACGCCTGTAATCCGAACGTTCTCACTATTCATACCGTCTGCTATCGTCACTTCTTGCCCAACATGAAAACCCGTCGAATTGCTGACGGGTAGGACAGTGTCACTGTAGTTTGTCAATTTAATGTGATCGATTTCTATATTCACACCCGGAGCTGTCGCCCAATCAAAACGGAATCCACGTATATTTCCGTTTGACTTCCATGTCGGATGAGACCATCCGTCAATGTAAGCGGTATGCCACTGGCCATCCGCAATGAGCGTCGAACCGCCTATATGGTGTTCACCGTGTGCAAAAGGATATAAATCGTTCGTAAAGAATACTTCCCATCCAGTTGAAACACCATTTAATATTCGATACCGATACTCGATAAATCGGTAAATATTCGGATCGAATCGTCCTATATCTTCCATATATAGCATTGGATCTCCGTTAATAGATGTGAGATTGATTACGTCATTAGCAATAGAGTTAATCGTAGACCCGTAAGTGCCGTAGCGCATAGTGTCAAAATCATCAAAGAATCCAACATTCTTTTTAAAAAATGCGGAAGTTCCAAAACGGCTCATGCCCACCTGCGTTGCCGTGTCATCTTGAAAATCTATCGGTCTGTAAAAGTCTTTTAAGCCGTTTGCCGTCATCACCTTACCGATGACTTTCCGATACCGTAATCCATCCCATACCTCAATATCTTTCAGCATTAAATCACCCTCAGGACTATATCATTCGGCTGCAAAGGTGGAATGTCGCTGTCGGAATAAGAGACATGTATTCTGCCCGCGTTAGACTTTACATATCCGCTGTCGTTCGTCAGTTGGCTCGTCTTTGCTGGAACTGTCGGTTTGTTCGTTAAATCTTCGTAGTTGTGCGTATGATTTTCAAGCTCTTCAATCTTTACCAAATCAATGGTCGGCTTTGCCCCGCTATACGTTATCTTGTCGAGCGTTGCTTTATTCGCGTGCGTGTGAAGCTGTCCAGACGACGATTCAAGCGACTCTATACGTGTTGTATTATTCGTCACCTGCGCGAACTGCGGATGTGTGTGTGTCGTGTCGGACTTACCCCCGAGTTTCGCATCAACCTCGGCTTTTGTGTATTTGTCTAGGTTCGTTATATCCGCTTCTGTATGCGCATGGACAGCGTTCGCCTTCGCGTTTACCTTCGCATCAACTTGATCGCGCGTGTACTTGTCCAATCCCACAATGTCCGCTTCTGTGTGCGTGTGGGCAGATGGGTTGAATGTCGCAGGCTTTCCGGTGATTTCACCCCAACCATGCGTGTGCGTGCCATTCGCTTTACTATTCCAGTCAGTACGCTCGGCTGGTTTTATGTGGCGTGTTTCGTCCGCGTCATGTGCATTAAATTCGGTTTTGCTCGCTTGTTTAACGTTATCGACGTTTCCGAGTCCAACCTGCGCTGGGGCGTGCGTGTGACTTTCCGGCGGGAACTTAGCGGGCTTTCCGACGATATCCGCCCAAGCGAGAACGACGTCAATGCTCTCATTCTCCGCAATCTTGACCCACTCACCCTCTTGCAACAAGTACTGCGCCCATCCGCTTGTAACGGTAGGGTCTGCGGATGCATCGACAACATGAATAATCACATTCTCTTTGATTGCCAGCGCATCGCGTTCTGCGATTGTCTGTACCGCTTTGATCTTTAGGCTCGTTATCCGCTCCACGACGTCTACAAGTCGCTGTTCGTGGTCAGTTAAAGTAATGTCATGCGCCATAATCGCATCCAAGTCCGACTGTTTCAGCTTGTCGAGCACAGCTTTATTAGGATGCGTGTGCGAATTATCTATAACGGGCTGTGTCAGGTTGTCCAGCGCCGTCTTGTTCGTGTGGCTGTGAACGTTTTCCGGTGCTATCGTGTCCAGTGTCGCCTTGTTCGGATGTGTGTGCTTGCTGTCTATAAGTGACTGGTCAACCTGGTCGATTTCCGTTTTATTCGCATGAGTATGAACATTTTCGACTTTAACGGAATCAAGGACTGCCTTGTTCGGATGCGTGTGCTTCTTAGTGCTGACATCTTCTAGTTCATTTTCGATCTTATTCATATTTTCCGCGTTGTACGGCGTGCCTTTTTGCAAGACCTCGCCGTCTGCGTCATATGTCGTATTGACCCACTTTGTCGGATTATAAGGCATCAGAAACACCTCGCTCTCGTACTTGGATATCGAATTCAAACGCGATGATCAGACCGTCATCTTTCTTTTCAATGGAAAACGGCTTGACTGCCCAAACTTCACCTGAAGACGTTAACAGTTGCGCTTCTTCCACAAAACCTTCTTCGGTTTCGAGATAGATGTAGATGCGTAACGTATTATCGTCACGTAGTTTCTTGTAGATCTCATAGTTAACGTATTGCCCGTTAAGTTTGACTTTACTTCGATGCGCCTTATCTTCCAACAATGCGCTGATCCAGTCAATGACGACCGGCTTGACCACTTGATTATCATTCATTAAATCTCACCTTCTCCCGCGTAAATAGTGCCCGCTCGTTTATATAAAATGTCATTTGCTCTGTATTCGGCTGCCAATGTGACGTTGATGTGCTCGTTTTGCGAGATGACAGACGAAGTTACGAATGTACCGCAAATAGGGTAATTGGCATCAAATGCGTAAGACTGCGTTCTAACCTTTGCGATAATGTCAGATAACACCCCTGGTATATCCGCTGTATGGAATGTATTGCATATTGGATAAGGAACAGGGAAATCGTATGCATGGCCAGTTACCGTGACGGTATTCATAATTGAACCTACAATTCCGAAATTCAGATGTGCCGGTTTTACTTCCTCGATTGCCCCGTAAATGTCACCTGTGTCAATTTCATTTTTGCCATCAATCGGGATCACTGCGTTAAATGTATACTCTTTTGCATGTTCTTCGATATACGCGTCGCCATTTTGCACGAACGAGTTCACGAGATTCGTCAAATACTCAATCGTCGCTGGTGCGGCACCTCGCAACTTCGCAATGATTCGTTCTCTGCGTTTTCTCGTCAACATACGTGGAGCAGGCGGCAGATCAAAAACACGATCCCACCAATCCAACCCCCAAGTAGCAGTCGACACAAACATCTGATCAAGTAAATCCTGTGCTTCTGCTCGTTTTCGTTCGATTTCCGAGGCATTCCCACGCATAATCGCATTTGCTTCAGGAGACTCCTGATAATAGGGTGGAAGACTGTCGAGCATTTCCTGTTTGCGACGCTCGATATCACTCTCTTTCGCTGTAATCATGTCAAGGTCACCTGCCCTACGATCGCTACATCATCTGCTGATATTAGTACATTGTCATTGCCCATAATGCCATCTGCACCAATCTGCACATCGTCGTAATCCTTGACGCCTTCTGTACGTAGGATAGCGCGGGAAATTTGCGAGTAACGGATTTCCGTACCTGCTTCAGACAGGTATTCTGCAATACTTTGTTCTATGGCCTCCTGTATGTCTTCCGGCAATAACCCGCCCTCTAATTCGATCGTAGCTGTCACATCAATCGGAACTTCTTTAATAGCGACAACCGATACAGTAGCACCGATAGGTCGCTCTTTTTCGATATGCTCCGCCACCGCCAAAACTTGCTCTTCTGTAGGTGCTCGGCCCTCTGAGTTGATGACGGTAACTTTGACTGTGCCAGGTCCATCCCATAAAGGCGTGACGCGCGCTTGACTGATGCCAGCTATTTGTCGTGCCCATAACTCGTAATGGTAGATGTTGCCTGATGTGATAGGTTTGCGTACTTTGAGCAACACTCTCGATTTCAGTTCTTCGTCAGATTCGCGGTCTACACCACCCAAAAACTCAATTGGATTAGTGATGATCGCCTCTGGTAAGTCAACGCATGTCATATCGCTGTAAGCAGGAATATTGCCGTTATCACCCGGTTCAACCGCCACCGCTTGTACAGTGACTTCACCGCTTTCAGGCACCACGTTATACTCGACAATTTGCAAGGCTATCGGCTCACCGTCATGTTCTGTCATCACCACCGTGTCGATATTTATTTCACGGCCCGCTTTATCTGCGATGAGTAACCAACCTTTTGCTTGTTCTGCAGTTTTGCGATATTCACCGTATTCCATCGCTCGTAAGTCGACGTATTCCATCTGGGCGGTGTCGATAAAACCGTTTTCCGAAACCGCTTCTAGGACGTGTTGTAGCAGCTCAATTTCTTCGGATGGAGGAGCAAGCATGTCATACACAACAGATCCCTCTCGCTTATCCACGTCCCCTTGTACGCTTTCCAACATGTCAGACAATATCTGGTCCTTGTCTCTATCCGTGTACATCAAATCACCACCTCTTGCGTGACGTTTCCGTAAATAGTCGTAACGTCAGCGTAAATAAAAACAGCGTCACCATCACGGCGCGCTGTTACGTTATCGACCGATGTGATTCGGTCGTCATATTCGATTGCTTCACGGACCATCCGCGGTATTTCGGAATGCATAAATCCTTCTGTTACATCTTGCCCGAGCAGACTGGGGAGTTCACACCCGTAATCATCCGTATAGATGCGCCACTTACTGCGTTCTGTGATGATAGCTTTTCGGATAAATTGCTTTACTGCTTCCATTTCATCAATAAAGCCGCGGATCCGACCTGTTTCAAAATCAATTTTATACGTCTTGGTTGGTTGTTCCGCATTGTCGCCGGACACCCTTTCAAGATAATCGTCTAATAACTCGGATTCATTGTTGGGTAGTAGGCTCATTTATAACTCACCACCCTGTCGATAATTATGAATTTCATGTTGTCTTCATCCCATTCGACTAGGACCCGATCGCCTTCTTTGAGTTCGTCCAAATAGAATATTTCTGCCTCTTTCAAACTGATGCTTTCCAATTTGTGTGTATGCGGACCTAAACCGTTTGCGGTCATCGGAGAAGCGATCACCAATCCTGTAATATCTGCACGTCTTTTGTGGGCCGTCAAACGCTCCGCAATGTAAATATCGCCTTTGTCGTACACCTCGTCATCGTGATCAACCTTCATTTCGATTTCAGGGGGCGCGCTGACAATCCGACCGAATGTCATGGTGGACGTTTCGTTGCGTCCTTGTTTGCGGATAAACTTCGCCATTTTTGAATAGGCGTCACCTTCGTTTTGCACTTCTTTTCCGAGTTGCATCACAGCACCCTCCTTATCGACATGTAGTGTTTTCCCCAATAACCAGTGGTGTACGTATGCTCTGTACAACCGCTGTTGTGCATGCTAATGCAGTAGCCTTTACGCGTAACGACTCCGACGTGTGACACGCCTTTACGATAGGTGTTTTGGAAGAATACCAAGTCACCTGGTATCGCCTCCGCTTTATTGACTGACTTTCCAAGTCTGATCTGCGCAGACGTTCCATGTGGCAATTTAATACCATGCCTGTTAAATACATAGCTGATAAATCCGGAACAATCCGACTTACCATTTGGCAAGTCTTTACTGCCAAATACATAACGTAATTTCCCCTTGTACGAATGAGCTGTCTTGAGTATTTCAGCTGCTTTGCCTTTAGCTGCCTTGTCGACACCTTTTTGTTCTTTCTTCGTATTCCACTTTCTCTTGATAGAATCCCACGTCTTGGCTTTCGCTCGTGCGTCAGGAGCACCTTTACCCTTTTCGAGTATGGCGACCTCTACATCGCGACGGCCAAATGCGGCAGTTGCTGATTTACCTTGTATCAAGATGTCAATCCGTTTGCCTTTGATCGCTCCGCCTGTGTCTTCTGCTAGATACATGCCGTTGTATTTAGGCATGGACGGCACTTTAATGGCAACTACACTACCGTATGGGATAACCTTCGGATCAACAGCGATCGTGCGATTATACGCCCATCGAGTACTTGTGGCAGTTGTGCGCGGATCGCCGCTTGTATTGATACCGCCAAGCATTGGATCGTAGGCAGTTGCTACCCAGCCGGTCGAATACGGGAAGTCATACTCTGCTGATTTGCCGCTGTCCGGATCGTCGCTCGATTCATCCGGCGGCTCGTATTCCAATACAGGCAAATCAAGCGTTTTGGAAAGCGTTAAATCCATCACGTGGACACCGCCTGCTATGTATTCGTGAGCATCAGCCAAAACAAAGTATGTGCCACGAATACCTGTCAAGTTGTCTTGTACCACCACCGCCATGCCCGCCACCATATTACGGATGCCAAGCACCTTGATATTCATTTCCGTTTGCGGTTTGGATAACTCCGCGAGTAACGCATTTGCAAGCCCTGGCAATGCCGATTGGTTAGCGTCGGAATTATGCTCCACGTGCTGCATGATGCCGTATTTGTCGGTATTCTTTTTGACCACGACTTTATATGGTGATTTCTCATCACCGCCCGTGTACAGTATTTGTGTTCGTGTATCTTCAATAGATTCCGAATAAGACGCGGAAATCAGGTTCTTTCCTTGCTCGTAGCGTAGCCATTCCTGTGCTGGCTGAACTACTTCGAGTGTTAGCTTTCCTTTGACGTTGTGAAGCATGTAGCGCTTGCCAGTGACCTTCTGCGTCATGGTCAACGCTGTAATAAATACGTCATAGATCGTTTTACCTCGCATGATATAGCGGGGTATTTTGTGTTTCGTATCAGCTAATTTGCCAACTGCGATACCGTAATTACCGCAAAGCGTTTTGATGATCTGCGTTGCCGTCTTTTCAATAAATTTGACGTTGACTGTATTTTTGACTAAGTACTCATTGCCGTCTTTTGCAATCAAGCTGTCTCGGCCGTCTGAATGGCGCTCAAAACTCCGTACTGTGCCGCGGAATACTTCCATTTCTCCAGACATGATACGAACTTCTTGTCCATTGACGATATCGAAAATACGTTGAATGCCTTTGGTTGTGTTCGCAAAGTTAATGGAGCACTCTCTAGCCGCTTGTGCTACATCCCCCTTGATAGAGACAGATTCAGCAACTTCGGTCATTCGATGCAATATGCCTTTGTTAAAGTACATTACTTGCAGTTCCGGCCTGTCTGATTTGTAATCCAGTTTCATTTCGGCAACACCAACTTCATGCCGATCTTGAGTTCATCGGGATTATTACCAATCACCTTTTTATTGGCGTTGTGTATGTCTTTCCAATGGTTCGCATTCTTATAAACATTAAACGCGATTTTAGTAAGGCTATCGCCCGATTTAACAATATACGTACCGCTCGGACTCGCTGTATTGCCTTTGTTGACTACTGGTGGCCTATCCGTCGGCTTCGTTGGTGTATTTGGCTTTTTCACATCTACTTTTTTACCAAGAGTAAGAAATTCATACTCTTTTAATACGATACTGAAATAGATGTCACCTGGTTCGCCTGCTTTTTCCAAGTCATAGTTAAAATCACGAACAGTGACTGCATGATTGATATTCGTACCCGTCACGATAAAGCGTAGAGGGCGCTTGCTGTTACGCCAACGCTCAATCCAGTTGATAAATACATACGGGTCCGGTATTTTGACATAATCACAATATGTGGAGTTATAATGACGCGGCAAAAAGGACTGAAAAGAAAACTCCTTTAGTCCTCTGTCTCCAATGATCGTAAACTCCTTACCATTGACTATATCTATATCTGTATTACCAAATGGAGAAGATACATTGACAACAGGAGGGGGCACTGGAAAGCGCAATTTCTCCGCTCCGTTGTTGTAGCTTAACCAATATTCCGGTATGGCCATTACGCGCCCCCCTCTCCTGCTGCAATAAACTTACGGACCATCTTCTCGGCTAGGCGATCGACGTCGGCTTCTTCGCGAATGACTGTACCGTTCATGTTGATGACGAATGCACGACCATTTCCGCCGCCTTTGTTGTACTCCTTGTTTTCCTTTGCTGTAAGCACTCGTTCGCCGCGGTGCGCTCGGATGTTATAGCCATCTCTCGGAACGTATTTGATACCGTTATAACGTCCTTCTCCGCCACCATCGTCACCACCGCCTTCAAACTTGACCGTTCCGCCTCCGCCTAATTTGGAAAGCCATTTCGGCACTTTGAAGCGGGATATCGCAGTCTTGAACGAATCGAACCAACCAGCTACTTTTTCGATGGCTCGACCAATTAAATCAAAGCCATCCTTTACGCTGTTCAGAATAGGCGTCAGGTTCTCAAATGCTACTTTAAATCGTCCCATGAGGAAGTTTGCTACAGGCTTCATAACATTGTCCCATGCTAATTTCAGTACCTCGAATGCCGCTCCAATGGCTGAACCGAGTAATTTAAGAATCGGACCTATAATCGCCCACGCGGTTTGGAATATCGTCATTGCGAACTTGACGGCTGGCGCAATGATTTGCGTCCATGCCATAACCGCAATATCGGCGACAATCATAAGTGCATTTTTAAGTGCACCGAAAATCGGCTTCAAAACTTCCCACAACGTTGTAAATACACTAACAAGAACCTCTTTACCGATTGCGAATGCTTCTGCTAGGATGTCCAATGTAGGCGCAAGTTCTTGTCCTTTTGCAACGAAGAAGTCGCCTAATTGACGGAATCCGTCTTTCATTTTTTCGAAAGTTTCTCTCACGTTATCCGCGAAGTCTCGAGCAACTTGAATCTGTTCCTCGCTGAATCCCATCTTCTTCATGAGATCGCCACCGCCAGAACCCGTTTTCAGCACGTTGAATACTTCTTTGAATGTGCCTAAAAGATCCTGTACGGCATTTCGAAACGGCTCGATCTTTTGATACGCAACAACAAAGCCTGTAACCAATCCAGCTACCGCTAGAATCGCAAGTCCTACACCTGAACCAATCAACGCGAACAATGCGACAGTACCTGCTATCATTCCGGCTACAGTTGACATACCGCCAAGCACACCAATGAATATCAATGCCGCTTTCCCGATATCCATAAGAATAGAGTGGAATGGCTTTGTGTCGTCGTATAGCTTTTTCATGAGTTTTGCCGTTTTACCAATAAACGTATTGAATGGCGTAAATACCGACTTAACTAAACCTTTCATGCGTAGCAACGCGCCTTCAATTTCGCCCGTACCACCTAGTGCCTTGTCGATCTCTGTGATGGATCCGGCCACTCCATTAGTGATAGCGGTCTTGATGTTCTTCCAAGCTGTAGCAATACCACCTGAACCGTCTAGCGCTGTTTCAGCGAAACCGCCAGTCGCTTTGCTTAACTCAACCAATTTTTCGTTGAATTGGTCAAAGGTGACATCTCCATCTTTCAAGGCTTTGTATAAGTCGTTTTGAGCGGATTTACCTGTATAACCAAACGCTTCTGCTAAATCGTTCAGCGCAAGCCCCATAGTCTCTTGCAATGTTGTCCACGAGTCCAAACCAACCTTACCCGTTGCAATCATCTTGATATACTGTTCTGTACCTCGTGCCGCTTTATCGGCATCTGCGCCAGACGCAAGGAATGCATTGTTCAACGCGAGTGTGGTTTCTGTAGCTTTATCTAAATCCTTGGTCATAACTGCGATACGTTGAGCGGTGTCCGTCACTTCCCCAAGTGTGGTAGGCAAGCCGTCAATACCTTCTGCTAATCGTTTGATGGATTTTGTAGATTCATCTGTACTAAATCCGATTTTCTCCATAACTTTCGGAAATGCATTCAGCGTATCGTAACGGGCAACCGCACCTTCAATAGCGCCCTTTAGCAACTGAAAACCTTTAGATGCCAGGGCTACTGCTCCGACCGCGGTTGCTATACCCATGACTGCGTTCTTAGCTGTGGATGCTGGACCGCTTATCCCATTTTTGAAACCAGATCGCATCTTACTGACAAAACCGCCCATTTTGCTTGGAATCCGGAACAAACTGCGGTCCATCATATCGAATGCCCGCTTTCCACCATCGCCCGCGCGTTTTAGCGCGTCTTGCACGCTTTTAGCTTTAGTCGATACCTTCTGAAAAGCATTACTAGACTTGATGCCTGACGCAGAAAAGACCTTCGACATCTTCTGTGCGCCTGTTGTCATCAGTTTGACGGATGCAGTTGAGTCTGTCGACATGAGTTTGAATGTCTTCGAGCTTGTGCCGCCTAACACCTTCAAGGCTCCTTGCGACAACTTCGCCGCTTTAGCCACCAATCCAACTGGACCCGGTACTTTTGCAGCTGTACTGACAACACTATTCAACGACTTTGCACCAACCGACCCTACTCCAGTCAATTTCTTTGCCGCTTCATCCGCACGACCGCCAAGCATTTTAAGAGATGCCTGTGATAGTTTAGCGGCACTGTCCGTAGATGTTCCGATAGTTGTCGCACCTTTAGATACTGCTTCAAGTGAGCGATTGGCCACGTTGCTGAACGACTCAAATTTCTTCGGAAGATCGACCGTTTTACTTTGTACTTTATCAAGCGCGGTACTCATCTTCGTACTGGCTGCAGAAAACTTCGCTCCCATATCACTCGTGCCAGTAGCCGCTTGTTTGACTTGACCTTTCAATTTGTCCAGTTGCGCGAACACGCTTTTCAGTTTGTCGGAAAACTCGTCCTGCAACTTCAGCTTGGCGACTAAATCAAATGCCATGATTTACCCTCCTCTCTGCTTGCGCTGTTCTTCTTTCTTACGTTCTTTTTCTTCCTCTTCCATTTCAATTTCTTCGGAAGCATAGATAAGTATTTTGTCATCCCATGGGAGGGCATGTATTTCATGCGGGGGTATGCTGTGACGTTGCCAAATACGATGCCACATGGTCACCTCGCCACCCTCCCTGATTAGTTTTTTACAGTTGCTACCTCGTCCTCATCAAAGCCTGACAGCTCCATGATTTCAGATGATAGTTTGACGATTTCGCCTGCAAGCAATGCTTTTTGCGTACAATCAGCAGGTGATTCTGCTTTGTAGTGATCCATCAATTCAGGATTGGAAAAGTCAGGTTCGATACACGCTTCTGCTACAACCAAGCGTCCGACTTCTTGATCGTTTACGTGACTCTCCATCTTTCCGCCTTTGCCTGGACGGGAGTGCGTACATTGGTCACGGATTTCATCGAGCTTGTCACCTGTAATTGCTTTGATAATAAAGTCCGATTTAAGGCGCTTCATGTAAACGGGCTTCTGAATGTCAGCAGTTGTCCCAAGCAACGCTTCAAGAGCGGATTTTTTCTTCTTCGGTTCTTGGTGCATTTCTTGCTCCTCAATTGTTTCTACTTTTTCATATTCTTCAAATTTGGCGACGTTTTCTGTCATGGTCATTCTCCTTTTTAAGTGAAATTAAAAACGCCCCGTGAAGGGCGCTTGATTACATTGGTTTGCTGTCTGTAAATAAGAACGGAATTTCATCCGTGACGTTTTCTCCTACGGTATATCCAAGCCCTGGAGTACGTTGGAACTGCACGCCAATAATACGTGTCATCTCCGACATTTCAGGATTGTCCGGATCGGTAATTTCAGTTTGGATTTCAACAACCAAAGATGGGCTGTCATCGTTCATTGATTTACGAATGAGCTTTTCTAGCTTGCGTGATACACGGTATTGTGTGAGCGTACCGCTTCGTGTGACTTTGTTCCTTTTCTGTCCTGGTGTTAATCTGCTAGGCAGGGGAACTTCTTCATATTCGATTTCCTCGTTGAGTTCAAGCGAGGTTACATTAAATAGCCATTCTCCATCAAAGTACGCTTTACCGTACGTTCCATTTAGAATCTTCGTGCCGTCTGCTAATGGATTCATTTAATTCCCTCCCTTATACTCCGAATGTTAAGAAGATGCGCTCCATGCTATCGACTTCTTTTGCATCAATAACGAGGAATACACAATCTCCTTCTGATTTTCGTTCTGGATCTAGTCCTGCAAAGATTTCTTCGTGCAATACATTGTTGAGCACCAGTGTTTCTAGGTATTGCATAATCGCGGCAAGCAACAACTTTTGCCCAGTTGGATTGTTATCAATCTTGCCGATATAGTGATCTTTCGCGACTTCTGGCAAATCTGTCGCAATGGCTTGACGTGCGCGCATCGCTCGAATCTTACCTGCTTTTGAGGCAGTCGATTTCGTCGTAATGCCTTGTTCGATTTTCACGTTGCGTCCATCATTCGTAAGCACCAAAGAACCTGATTCCAATGCTGTAATCGTTTCTGCATTCGTGAGGCGCTTATTGACGTCAGACAGAGGCAAATTCGTATAGGTGATAGATTTATTGATTGCCGTACCTGCAATGAGTCCTGCAATAGCCACTGCATACTCTTCAGACGGGATTTCGTTGCCCGAACTGTCAATGCCACCGTTGATCAAGTTGACTACATAATCGTCAGCCAACAGAACAGAACGAGCATTTCCTGTCGTAGGGTCTTGATCGTCTTCCGCGCTTCCACCTGTTACGTACGTAAAGTGCTTTCCATCTTTACGGTTACGAGCTGTCCAGTCCTTCGTCGCTTCTTGTTCCGCTGACGTTGTAGCCCCTGGAAACACGAACACGTTGAATGGACGTGATTCAAATGCATGGCGAATGCCCGCATAATCGTAATCAGATTCAGGAATTTGCATAGGGACTGCATAGACCAACACCTGCGCTGCACCTCTCGCTAACGCCATGAGTACAGGTCCCGCGTTCGCTTTTCCTATAGCAGTAATGGCTTCTTTCTCGCCCTCTACTGTCACAAACTTTCCCGACTCGATTTCACCGTCTGTATAATTAAAAATCGGCATGCCCACAATACCGCGTGGACCGCCGACGACTTGCGCCAAAGCTCTCTCAACAAAGTTAAGGTAAAAGCCTGGGCGTTTTGGTAGGGATAATGGATCCCATTGACCTCCATTTGCCATGTTTACATCTCTCCTTTTCTGCAATCTTTTCCGATAATGATGTCATCTCCAAAACCCGGATTAATGATAATGCCGCCGTCTGGTCCAAGCCCAGGTCCTCCAGGTCGGATGATAACTCCACCAATCGGTGGGAACACTTCCTGTACTGCCATCTGCCGCACTTGTGCATGCAACTTACCGATGGACGCGTAGACCGTCTTGTCCTCAGTCAAAAAAGGACGGGACGGCAAAAAGGACCCGATTCGCATATAGCGACTGGACCCTTTGATTTGCAATGAATGTATGTTTGTAAAATGTTTCTGCAATGTATCGATTTGTTGCAGTGATTCAAACTGATTTTTTGCGAATGAGAGGATGTTGAATACTCGGTCGTACCGATCAACTACTCCTGTCTCGCGCTCCACATCATCACCTTCCCACTGCACAACGCATAGGTCAGGCTTGTAAACCTTGGGTATGTCCTGCCCCTTTACTTCTGCAAATAGAGGGGCGACATACTCCGCAATGGTCTGCACTTCGAGTGGGATATTCGCTGTGATATTTGGCAGATTCATCATTCTGACCACTCTCCCACCGCCTTTTTCAATTCGTCTTCCATGATGCCTTGCCATTTATCCATGTTGTCCTCGGCAGGTTCGTCTAGGAACTTCTTGACAGCGTTCGGGTTCTTGTCGAGTTTCAACGACTTGCCGCCTGCGTTTTCCTCGTGAATGTAATACGCATAGTCGAAATGGTCTCCACCCTTCATGGAGTGGGCGTCACCATGGATCTCGATAAAACCGTTCGTGCCTTGTCCTCGCACTTCGCCAGTAATCAAGTCGTGTAGGTTTCCTGTGTCTTCAGGAGCGACGTGTTTCGCTTCTTCAACCCAGTCATCTTTGACGCGACTCAAGCCATTTTGAGCACCTTCGCCCATCTGTTTCGATAGTTGCTTCAATGCCGTTTCAAACGCGGATATATCCAGTTCAAACTCTTTCGCCATTTGACCACCTCACAAGTACACCGATGTATATAGTGCTTTGCCGTTCAATTTTCGAGCGGGCGCTATCAATTCGGGTTCGCGCTTTAGGCTACTGCCGCGTTCGTTGACGAATTCAATCTTGTCCTCATAGTCGATGTTAGGCAGTCCGCGAAACATGATTTCTGCCCCGACCACCACTTCATCCCCCATGCGATTCTTCACGACTTGCGTCTTTTCATCGACACGGCACTTGATAACAAGAATGACCTCGTCACCCGCATTGCCCCAGAAATCCTCTTCGCCTGGTTTATAGACAGTCACCATATGCGGTGTAGGAAACATTAGATCAGCCTCCCAATCGCCGCACGTGGTGTACCGACAAGGATCCCGATGACATCTGGTGAAATGCCGGAACCGTTAAACGTGACAGATATACCTTTCACCGAGTAGGACTTGACACCTTGACGTTTGAGCATGGCGAATTCTTCCCCTTCGCCCTCGAGCATGTACAGGACTTGCAAGGCTACAACGCGGTCTGTCAGCTTCTCGACAGGAAAGTTGTCTTTGAGCAATTCAAACGCGCTAAAGATCGCCTTGTCTTGCTCCAATGAATCCAACGCAAAAAAGCCGTCCGTGTTGGACAGCTTCATCATGTACAGCTTTACAGTTAGATCAGTGACCATGTAGATCACCCTTTCTTATTCTTGGGTTTTTCTTCTTTAGGTTCTTTGGCTTTCACTTCACCCAGAATCTTTACATAACCGATTCTTTCAAGATGTGCAGCGGAACGCGAATCAATGGTGATAGTTTCACCACGTCGCGCTCCATCCACAATTGCATTAAGGACTTCTACTTTTGTTTTAGCCACAATATTTCCCTCCTACTATTAAGGCGTGTATGCATCGATGTGATACACAAACGAGATTTTTTCAGGTGCAGGGAATCCAGCTCCAACTGCACGTAACACAGACTGGATAGGTTCTTTTTTGTCGTATGCTTCCAAGAACAAACCTGGTTGGAAGTTGTTTTCAAGTGTTGGGCCAAGTAAATACTCCCCAACTCCTTCGGATAGCATGACAATACGATTGACAGGCATTACTTCTTTACGAACAATATCGCCTGTGTAGATGTCCTTGTACTGCACGAAACGATCTGTGATGACTTGTACAGGCGGTAGACCATACGCTTCAAATACGGCATTTGCTTCCGCTTGTGACGCTCGAGTAGCGCCTGCAGCACGTCCCGCTTCTGCAATGACAACTGCATTACGCAATAGCTTCTGGTTCAGTTCACGCGATACCCACATGACGTCAGGCGCTTTTCCGTTCGCTTCCGCGTACTTCTGCACATGCTCGTCCAGCATCCCGATTACATCAAAGTCAGGAGTATCCAAGTCTTGACCGACTGACAGTGCCACCTTATTAGTTTCAGGAACACCAAAGTCAAAGTTTACCTTTACATTGTTCGCATCGTAAGAATGCGTGCCACGTGTTAATGCTTCCATCTTCGCAACGAAAATCAACTTGCGCAGACCGTTTAGCAGGTCGATATTTTTCACCGTGATCTTCTCAATGATTGCCCGCTGTTCTGCATCATTACGAGCTTCATTAATGGATTGCAATTCTTCGTAAGTGACGATGTCCTTTAGTCCAAAGTATGCAATCTCACCCATTTTAGATGCCACCGCATTGCGGTCAACGACAGGCGGTTCTGCACCGTACCCGATATACGCTGCAATGTATTGATTGTTTTTAATGATGTCATAGGCGAAGCGACGGTCATATGTGTTTACAGTCGGTAAAAACCGATCTGCGATTGTTTCGTTTACGTCCTGTTCTGTTAAATCCACTAACGCTTTAAGCGCTGGCTTTTGAAATAATTCTAAATGCGTAATACCTGCCATAGTAAAATTCCTCCTTCAATTCTTCTTATTGTTTGATGTGTTTAACATAGCGAATTTGCGGGCTTGTAGCCGCTTTGAATGCCGCTGTTACTGTATCGGGTAGTTTCGCGTCATAGACAGAACCACGAATGAGAACTTCTCCGACCACGATATTCGTTTTTCCATCGCAATTCATATCGATGTTCAAGATGGAGAATTCGTCAAAACCTTCCGGCACTGCATCCACATCGTCTTTGTATGGCTCAAAAAAGCCTGTTGTCGTATTGCGTGCGATTGGTGTTCCAACAGGGATATACACCGCTCCAAATTTTGCCGCGTCTAATGTAGCGCCACCCTCAATGAATTGAAAATGTTCAGAAGCGAGAATGTTGAGTCCGCCACGGAACTCCGTAGTAACTGTTTTGCCTGTGTATGGCATAGTAATTCCTCCTTTAGATTCGTTTATTTTGTTTTAACTGCTCGTACATCGCTACACCCACGTTATAGCCGTCTGGCTTTGGTGGGTTGTTATGCTTTTGCCCTGCCCCTGGTGTATGTCCGGCAGGTGGTGGAGTTGCACTTCCCTCATCGAATAGATAACCATCAGACTCTTTCAAGGCTGTTAGTTGGTCAGTCAATCCAGTCAGCTGTCCATCTTCACCCAACTGAATGACCTCGCTGTCCAGTAATGCACGAACAGCACGTGGATTACGCGCTTTATTCAATAGCAACGCTTGATCTAGTTCGTAGTTCAACTTGGTATTCGACAGCTCCACATGATATGCGTTTTTCGCATCCTCATTCGCTTGTTTTAAAGCGTCAATAGTCGATTGCAAATCTGCATGACCTTCTGCTTTGCCGCGCAAATCCTCAAGCTGTGTATCACGGTCGGTTAGTTGTGTCTTGTACGAATCGCGTTCCGACTGTGCACTTGTCAGTTCGTCTTTCGTAGCGTTCACTACTGTTCCGTGTGACTTCATTACAGCTTCTATTTGTTCATCAGTAAGTCCAAGTGCTTTGAGTTCTTCTCTTGTCATTTTGCATATCTCCCTTTACGTTGTTTTACGAGTTTACGAACTCGATAAGGTTGCACGGTAACGCTGTGCGAGCGAATTTAATGCATAATAAAAAGCCCTGTTTATAACGTCTATTGGCTAAAGACAAATTTATTTGTATTCGAAATCGGCTGACTCTACATTTGCAAAGTTGATGTTTCGACCGCTGACTTTTCTCCATCCGTGCTCGCCAACTTTTTCGACAATCTCTTTTACCCTACTAGCTTCATGACCGCGTATTTCCGTTGTCGCACCACTCGCAAATCGCAAAGTCGCTACAAGTTCTTTCGGTTTTTCTTCTTTTAGTTTTTCGATCATCTTCAAATAACGCGATCCCTCAATGAAGAAATCTCCATAACTTCTTGTTTCTACTTTGCAATAGGGGTTATCAGAATTAGAAAACGATTGGTTTATACCGGCTACTTCCCAATAATTAATCCCCAATTCATCAGCTACAACTTGAAAAATATCTTCTACTTTACTCATTCGTCATCCTCCTCTTGCCATTCAATAACTTCGTAATCATCGTGAATAATGATGTTGTTTTCAGAAATAGAAGCAATCAGATCGTTCGTTTCCTTCTCGACTATATTAATAACTCTCATGATTCTTCATCTCCTTTTCTCATCATACGTTGCAACTCTTTATACTTCTTTGACTTCGATCGCTTCATACGTTTAAAAGCCCCTAACGTAGCAGGAGCATCATCACCCAACTTCGCCACCATACGAGCATAGGCTTTCTTTTCGTAGTTATTCTTACGGTTACTCGCCTGTTTCTTATCATAAGCTTTCTTGATATTGTCCGGTCGTCTATCCTCTTCAGGATTAAACGCTTCAGCTCGTTCAATATCCGCTTGAACATAACGCTCATCCAGCGAATCCTCGTCATACTCTTCCACATAACACATGCAGTTAGGATGATAAGGAGGAGTACGTTCTTCATTCAGTGGTTGGAATCGCTTGTCTTTGCCAGAAATAGAAAAAACCACGCCCCGATGAGCGTAGCAGTGTCTGCATGTAGGCGTTACGCCATTAATAATGACTAGATCCTTGCCGTTATCTTCAAACCAGTCCACTCTGCCGCGATTCTCCGCGTTTTGCATGTTGGTTCTGGTGACGACTTCGCTGTAAAAATCCAACGGTAATTTCTTACCGTCAACAGTCGTAAAGGACGTCATGCCGTACTTATCAAACGTCTCCACTACCTTCGCGGTAACCTTACGCTTTTTGGATGCACTCGCTACACCTGCCCGCAATTCGTCCTGCACTTCGCCTAGCGCTTCGATGATGGACTTATTGGTATTTGCCTTTGCTGTACGGATAGCCGCCTTTAAATCGAGCATGACGTTGTCTGTCAGTTCGGTTACTGCATAGAGACTTGCACCTAATGCCGCGCCACCTGTACCTGCTAGATACGATTGCATAACGATGGGTGGAATGACGTCTTCAATTACGATGCCGAGCTTGTCAAACAACGCGTTGATCTTGTCCATTGCCGCCTGTGCGTGCGTTTCGTCTGTCATGTTGTAACTGGTGAGAATGAACAGGATCTCGTCTTTCAGTTGACGGATGACTTTAAGGAGTTCTTCGTTCATGGGTTATCGCCTACTAATGCTTTCGCTAATACCAGTCCAGCCGCTTAATCGCTGTGTTTCTTTTTGTAATTGTTCCGAGATAGTTCCGGTAATAGATCGAACTGATTCTTCTGGTTCTGGAACCACGATAGTCGGACGCGTGTTCTTTTCAATCTTCTGCAATGATGACGCAATACTTTTCAACGACCGGTCAATGCTCTTTGCTGTTTGGTTGTCCATCTCTATCACTCCTCCGGTTCACATATCGTCATTGTTGATTCGATTGGTTCGATGTCGCCCATTTCAAACTCCATATCTACACCAAGACGCTCAAACACGCCGTTGATGTGAGCGATATCTTTCTCGTCTGCTTTTTCATTCACTAAATATGCAAGCGATTCGGTAATAGCCTTGAATGTTTTTGTATTTTCAATATCAATTGCCATTTTCGCCACGTTCTCCACTCCTCACATTGATGCTGTATTCTTTCTTAACTTCCTTAACCGCGAAAACGAAAACAGTAACCACCCAAAAGAAAAGAAACATGAAGCCAACCATGAAAAGAATCGCAATGAATAGAAATAGGTTGATGGCTAGATTAAGCATTGTCATCATCTCCACCAAACGGATAACGACTTGAAACGTTCAGGCTGTCCACGACTTCTTTCGTTGCATCTAACAGCATTCCGTCGGACCAATCTGAAGCCCTGTGGTCGTCGCCACCTACAGCGAATAGGACAGCGCTTGTGTAACCAAAATAATCAGAATGCACGACATACAGCTTATCGTTTCGTTCGATGATGAAATAATCATCAGAATTCCATTCTCCGTACACAATGCCGTTTTCTCTTGTGTGATGATCTGCAATGAATTTCAGACGTTCGCCCTTGGTCATTTCTCTGATATCCTTCATTCCTCTTCATCTCCAATCGGATTCATATTCTCATCACGATTACCGTAGAAGTTCTGTAACGTCTGACGTCCACGCTCTAATGAAAAGTTGTCATCTGTTGAATGCTCCGCCTCTACTCTGGCAAGCTCCTCAAGCACCCAATCGTCCGATGCTGTCGGGTTATTCCTACGAATCGTTGTCTCAAGTGACTGCGTACCATCTGTATACGCCTTGTTGTTCTCGTCCACCAATTCCTTGCGACTAATCGGAATCATCGACTTGATCATGACTTCAGGCTCTTCAATTTGAATGGCTGAATCTTGCTCGTGCTGAATCCATAATGCCGCTTCAAATAACTGTTGCAAGAAATAGATATACTCCTGTTGGATCTGCTCCGCTTTGAGCAACGAAACGAACAAGTCATAAAACTTTGCGACACCAGATTGTGCAGCGCCTTGTGATCCGGCAATATCCGAATAGAAGTCAATCATCTTTTCAGACGTCTGCGTTTCCATGAGCATGAGCTTGACCAAGTCTTTAACCCATCCAATGTCTCCAATTTTAGTAACATCAATCTGGATGACTTGGAGCGCGTTGCCCTTCTCGTCCATCGTTGTAACTTCTAAATCTCGGCTGTCAATACGACTGTCATCGCCATATCGCTGCATAGCTTTATCCTGTAACGCCTGCATGATTTCAGTTGTCACCGCAATGCGCGGCTTACCGTTACGCTCAAACGTGATAGAATTCCGCGTTAATGTCCAGTTAACTTCATCCTGTTTACCCTCTTGGTTGCGCAAGCACGATGCACCCAGTGGGTTGATAAATGTCTTTTGATTCGGCCAGTAGATAATAAACGGACGACCACGCCCTTTGTACACCTTTTCCAACTCATTCATGCCGAGAATCAACTTAGTTTCATCGTCAGGCAGTTGCTTTGTTTCATTACTTGCGTTCAATTCAAACAACATATGACTGGAGTGTAAATCCATATCACCGCTTGCATTGCGCTCCACACGCTCCCTATACACTTGCAGATAGTCCTTGTCGTCCTTTTCAATGCGATACACCAAGTCCACGCCCATGCCATCTTCATGTGGGTAGTAGACGTCGCGCGCTTTAAATTCAATGCGTAATCCTGCATCATCGAGCCACGGCACACCCACTAGACCGCCATCGACTTGTTGCTGTACGATGTTGCCCCAATGTTCAAATGCAAGTTTCGAGTTATTTTCAATCTGTCGTATGACTTCCTGTTGTGCATGAATAATGCGACTAGACTCTGAACCGTCGCCAGGACCTTCAATAAAGTCGTCTGTTTCTTCGTTGACTTCTTCATTCGCAAAATCATCAGGTGAAAACGACGTTTGAATACTACCAAGTGAACGACTCACAAGCATGGCCGGAACTTCGGGAATCAGCTTACAAATGTTCGCGACAATATACGGCGTCTTGACGTTTGCTGTCTTCGGCACACCATTAATGATGTTGTCGACGATCTCGCCATTCTCTATCAGTTCTTTCGCACGCTCGAATATCTCCGAGTGCCTGCCTTCGTATAATTTACGGTAGTAGTACACATTGCCGTGCAATTCCGTCACGGTCTTCTCGTCAAACTTTTTCCATTCTAGCGGCATGTTGCCCCTCCTTTATAAACGCGAAAAAGGCAAGGTCTCATAGACCTCACCCTTACCAAGCAGATGCGCTGCTAATAGTCGCTTTACTTCTGTCTGTCAGTATTTCCGCTAATCCAGTTGTGGCATCCGGCGCGTCATCGTGTTTGTTCTTTCCTTCGCGCTGATAGGCGTGCATAGCCTTGTAATATTCAGGCCATTTATCCTTCCAGTTTTCAGGATAATAGATGTGATCCATTACGAATGATGCGTTAGATAAAATCCGCGCTTGCTTGTTCTTCGATTGGTGGAACCATTTGACTGCTGTTTTACGCGTCTTATGCTTTTCCCACATAATCCGTTCGACGCTACGAGCATAACCGCGTCCACCGTTATTGGATTCAATCAATGCATAGTTCACTTCATTCTTTACGAGCATTTCAGCATTAGACTTCTCGGTTACTTCCATCGCTTCTTTCGTGTACAGAACGTCCACCATGTATAGTTCACCATCGAACGTTTCTGCAGCCGCTAATGAGCAAAGGTAATCCGCGCCTGTATCTGCTGTATCTGTATAGCTTACGATGCGTTTGATTCTCGGCATCTCGGTATACGTCTTGAACGACGAATACAACCGTCCTTTAATATCAATCGGGTTTTGGTTGTAGTTGGCTTCTGCTATATCAATGCCCATGGCTTTTGTTTTACGCTCATATTCCTTCTCGCTCAAGATATCATCACACAACATCTTGCCGTCTACTTTCGCTTTCATGTTGACATGTTTTAGTGAGTAGCCAAGTTGAGGGAGTTCAGCGAGTGCTTTGCCAGCTAGATCGTTGCTGTTCCAACGCGTCATGATAATAATGATTTTACCGCCTGTTTCTAATCGGGATAACATCGTGTTCGTGAACCAATCCCAATGACCTTCAAGTACACGATCGTTGTAGGCTTCACCCGCATTCTTAATCAAGTCATCAATGATGATGTAGTCAGCACCGAACCCTGTAGCCGTACCTGTAGGAGAAGTAGCTAGGTAGTTGTTGTAGCCACCCTCTAATGCCCATAGGTTCATCGCGCCATCCCCATGCTTAATGCGCGTATTTGGGAAGATGTCAGCGTATACCACTGCATCCTCTTGTGCTTTTACTTCTGAAATTGTATTCCGAACGTTCTTAGAAAAAGTTGTTGATAAGGTTTCATTGTAAGAACCTGTCATGACTTTCAATTTAGGATTGCTACCCAATAGCCATTCAACGAACTTTCCTGCTGTTCGGCTTTTCCCATGGCGTGGTGGCACGTTTATCACTAGAACGTCTTGGTCATCTGATTCAGCGAATGATTGCATGACGTCAGCTAATTCAATTAGAAAGTCTCGATCTCGCTTGTAGAAGTCCCCAGCGGTTAGATTGCAGTAGTCAAAGAAGTTGCGTCTTGAAAGTTCCATCTTTGCACCAAGTACAATGTTCTTCATTTGCCATCAGCTAACTTTCGTAGTTGTTCTTCTGTTAATCCTTCAAATGGATTGTGTGTGGCGATACCGCCTGAATGCTCAATGTCTTTCCTATCTCGCCATTCATTCGGTTTACGATTCTTCAACCAGAAGATTTGAGCAGTGGTATCTGGAGCCACTTCTTTAGTAACCGTCTTAGTTACCATCAACACTTCTTCAAACTCACCTGTTTCAGGATTGAGTTTATCTCCAAGCTCTCTTGTCACTTCATCGTATTGATAGCCAAGCGCTCGTTTCAGCAATGCATTCTCAACTTGACGGTCCACAACTTCTTTCCCTCTTTTTAAGGAGTCCGATATGTCCGAGTACTTCTTTTTCCATTCGTTCAGCGTGGAGCGACTAATACCGATGTTTCCGGCTATCTGTTCATCAGTCAGCCCATCCCTAGCCCATCCCTCAATCTTGATAAGCCCTTCATCTGTAATCCATTCGGCATACTTACCACGAGCGCCTGTTTTCTTCTTTTTAGCAGTCACATCGTATCACCTCATTATGTTAGTCACTTCGTTTATTTTTAGGCATAGAAAAAGCACCCGAATGAATCAGGCGCTCACTTTCCATATTCGTCATATTCTTTTTCGTATTTATCAATTAACTCCATTGAACTTAATGCCAATTCTTCCGCTTTCTCATGCCATTCGTCTATACGATTATTTTTCTTATAGCTATGGTAATCTGATAAGTGAGTGAAATACTTGTCAACTAATCGATACCACTGAAGACTCGTTTTTGCAGACAACTCACTGGCCCAAAGTTCATTCGCATCGTAAAATTTTTCTACTTTTTTAACGTCGTCAATTTCAGGGTAGCTTTTTACATAGCTTTTAAGGTTAGCGCCAAATTGTACGATTTTATAAATCTTCCAGCTGTTCACTACTATTTCGGGGATTTTTTCTGCATAGTTCATCTTTCTTTGGTTAAACAATGTATATTGAACACCTAAAAAAGTAATTGTTCCGCCCAGTACTGCTCCCCAGAAAGCTATTATACCTGCTAGCACAGTGTCTTTATCTTGATAAAATTCACTTAGAACTCCTGTTATAATTAAAATATCTAACAGTACAACAGAAATTAAAAGAAAAAATGGTATTAAGACACTTATATATGACGATAATTTTTCCATAAATTCACCCCAATTTATATTACAACAAAAAAGGTGAAAATTCTTTAAATATCACTCGTTATGTACGGGGCTGCTGGGATGCAATTCATCGTACGAACGCACCCCTCCTTTAATGGTTCCCCTCATATATGGCATGTTCGTATATCATAGCGTATATCATGAATCTTATTGAACGCGGTCTGCAATCTTCTTTTTAGCACGACGTATAGACTGCTGCACCATACTTTTACTGACTCCTAAACCTTCCGCAATATCACTCATGCTTTTCTTTTGCCCCTTATGCAATAGATAGCACTGACGCTCCCGTAGAGAGAAAGAGGAAAGGATGTCGGCAAGGATTATCTTCTCTTCCCTGGTCATGAATAAATGCTTTTTGTTTATATCGTTTTCTTCACGTAGCTGCGCTTCCAAATCAGGTAGCCAATCCATATTTTCATAGGATCTCTTTTGATACACATTACTCTCTTCTGCTCCACGATAAGTCCCTGGTTGACGTCCTGTCTGCATCCACTCCAAAGAGTACGACATGGATTCAATCATAGAATTGAATTGCTTCAAGTCTTGCATATCTAGTGGATTCTCTCTGTCTAGTTGATCCGCTTTTCTTCGTAATTGCTGCCGTCCATCTGTGTACTCTTGTATCAACTGATCCGCCCAATCCAGCATGTGAGTTCCCCCTCTTATCGTTGTCTGTATGCTCCGCCTTTTTTCCGTCCGTACGTAGGTCTGTTAGTCCCCATCAATTCCGCTAGTTCCCGCTCACTCAACCGCTCATTCCGCTTCTTGCTTGTCCTAATATCCTTTTGCTCTATCTCTCGTTTAACGGGCTGTACGAGCCCTTTTTCAAAGAGCTGTTCTTGTATGCTTTTATTCCCTTCACCCCTTTCGGCAAAATAAAAAGGACACCAAGAAACAGCGAATAAACGCTATCTCCTGATGTCCAGTCGGTTCTTCCGTAGTGGACTTATCTATTCAATTATTATTTCCTTGCACTCGTATCCTTTCGCTTTTCACGATGTCCAACAGTCGCCAATTCTTCCAAACTAAGCAATCCTCTCCAAACTCTTTTGCACTCATCGGAAAACGCTCACCATTTATTTCTAAAACCACTTCATCTTCTTTTCGTTCTGCTGTTCTTCCCACAGGACCCCTCCTTGTGTTAACATAATGTCAGCCATGACGGGGAGAGATTCCTGTCTTTTTTTAATTCAATTTAATAATGTTTAGTACCGTCACAGATCCGTCTGGAAGCTTGCCGTTGTCACCAATGTTTTTCCTGACTCTATCCATGAAGCCCTCATCACTCATTTGTCCTTCCGTCTTAAATTCCAAATACCCGTAGCCGTGCTTAACCATGTCGCTGTATGCATAAGAAACATAAAAATGATTCACCGCGCATTCCCTCCTCTCAATTCCCATACAACCCAAATTTCCGCTGCTCAATCTCGCCCTTCATCTCCTGATCCATAACGAGCAATGCCACACTCCGTCTATTCGTTTTTAACTCCCTAGCCAAGTCATTAATCGGCACACCGTCATCCCACATTTCGCGAAAATGAAGTAACTCACTTTCTTTCCATGTCCATTTGATTTCAATGTCGTCCAAAATCAAGATTGTCGGTTCGTTTCTCGCGCTGACCATTCGGATTCTCCTTTCAATGCTTGCCGCGCTCTGTCTCCGTTATCGGACAAGATATTCAAATAGCCCGTGCCGACCAATTCGCCGCTTGAAGTGTGCTGCTTATCTGTATAGGTTTTACCGTCTGCATAAAACTCCAACGCTTCCCGCAGGCGTGTGTTTTCTTTTCTTGTAATAACGTCCGCTGCCTTTAATTCTACAAGTCTACTTCTGAAAAAATCTTTCTCGTATTCCAATCCCTGCGCTCGTTCAGCTTGTTCGAAAAGCCAATCGAAATCCTCGTCTTCCAAACCTGTGCCACTATTTTCTATTCTGTCAAGCCGCTCTGCATTCGTTTCAGTTGTCATTTCTATTCATCCTCCTTGCCACATTTCGCGCATACCTTAACTGCTGAAACATGTACGGATCATCATAGTTACCGCCAGATGATAGCCAGTCCGCTATGCGTTGGTGTAAGTCTTGTACTACCGATAATGGTAGTTGTTCTTGCAATTTATTAATTTCATAGATTGGATTTAGTTCCATGGTGTAACTCCTGTTGTCTATTTATTTTTGCTCGCTCTTTTCAACTAGGCAAATTCATAGTATTCTGCTGAAAAGGAGTGATGTATATGTTTTGCACAAAAGAAATTAATCGCTTGTATTATGATGATTTAATGTCCTCTGGAGAAATCTCCGAATTGTTGGGGTGTAGCAAAAGCCTTGTCCGAGATCGCTTATATCGTGAAATGCGAACGCGAGAAGAAGCAGGAAGGATCCGCACTATCAAATGCTATTACGGTTACATGCCCAAAGTGTTTAAGGACATGTACAAGGAAAATCGGAATAATTGAGCCGCTTATTGCGGCTCCTGCGCTTTATAATCGGAATGTGCATCAATCTACTTCTGCAACTTCTACTTCAACAAAGTCGAAATTCTTGCTAATGTTTGTCCAGCCGAAGTTACAAATTGGATCTTCGCCATATTTATCACGCATAAATTCTTCGTGCCTCTTAAACAAATCAATTTGCGTTTGCTTATCTTTATATCTCGTCGCTCTTTGTAAATCATCAGTTAGATGATCTACTGGTTCACGATGACTTAAATACATAACTTTGCCTTCGTATTCCTTTATCGCTATTTCTGGCTTTAGTTGCAGCACCCACGCTTCTTTCATAATTCATCGCTCCTTTCTTGTTACACATTTTCTGTCTACTGCCTACCCCTCATAAATCCAAATACATACGCGGTAATAAAGATCAAGCCGCTTGCCAGATACACTTCTGTCATTCCTTTTTCCTCACTTGCTCTTCGATTTTTCTTTTAACGTTCTGCATCACTTCGTTATTTGCAAGTTTTGTATCTTCATGCCCTCGCTTCCAACCGTCAAAATGACCATTTATATATCCTTTACGATTCGCAAATATCACACTGGCTGTCCAAAATGCTCCAATGATGATGCCTGCTAGAGTCATATCGCTCAATTAATCACCCCTAAGTAATCCAATACATATCCTCGGCCGCTTTTCACTAATTCGCACTGCATAAAGAAAAACGGATGCGGAATAGATTTTCTTTCACCTTTCTGAGCGCCCTCCCAATACGTTTCTAGCAACGGGAATGGCAGAAGGTATATTTCATCTAGTTTTGTAAAAGAGACCAATAGAAACGACCGTGCACCTTTCTGGTGCCATGATTTCAGTAATTCGTACTGATGCACGGAAATGTTGTTGAGTGGGAAGCTCGTTCGGTTGGATGTCTCTTTTGCATCAAAAATAATGGCCCTACTGTCATAAACCCCAGAATAATCCACCCACTCGCCTTTTTGCGTGTAACCTGTGATAGTTTTTCCGTGCTGCTTCATGATTTTCACTGGAGTAGGAACTTTTCGGATGTCCGCTACTCCCTTATTTTGATATTGCTTATTTGTCATATCAATCAGACTCTCCAGTACCGCTCCACGATTTGCGTGTGATCGACTATATGGTTTCCTCATACACTCACCTTTTCCTGATACTCGATTTCTTCATCCAACGTAATCTGCCGTTTCAAGAACTCTGCTTCCGCCTCGTCGTGTTTCCGTTTGCAGACCGGACCGAACCCGACTTGGATGCTCTCCGACGTCTTGAGCGGTTTGTTGCACCGCTTGCACTTTGACATGATGTATCTCCTTCCCGTGGTATACCGTTTTTGTTTACTGCTTCGCTAGGTATGGAGGGCTTGGCTTTGACATCAACGCGCCACCCCTCTCTTTTCAGCTCTCTAATTTCACGGGCATTTAAGTCACCGTGGATGTACAGCTTTTTCTTGTGATCGACCTTGAACATAGTTAGCACCGGATCACCCCTTTACTAAATCATCCTCTTTCACAAAAACACCGTTCACCATCTCACCTTTCCGGTCTTTGATTTCGTTGTAAGCCATCTGCACACATTCCTCGATAGCGACACCTTCTTGCATAGCGAGTATCGTCATCACCACGAACATGTCTCCCAACGCGTCCTTCACTTCGTCTGGTCGTGATTTCGCCAACCCTTGGCACAACTCACCGAATTCTTCCCCCAGTTTTAGTGCTTGTTTGGTGCTGTCGGCTGTATCTAACCCTCGGTAGATCGCCCACGTTCTGATTGCGTCTGTTAGTTGCTGTATGTTCAATTTACTTTTCCCTCCTCTTTTAGCCATCCGTCAAATTCTCGATTCGCGCACTTTATGCATAAACGACTGGTACTGCAATAACTGTGTTTTTGTACCGTTTCCTTGCAACCGCAGATCCGGCATTCAATTTCTTTTGATACATGACGCGCTGCTTCCGCTTTGATTGCTCGTATAGCCTTACTGGTTCCACTTCTGGTTTTCAATGTCATAACTACCACCCTTTCAAAGTTTCATAGTCTCAAAACGGCAAATCATCATCTGTGACGTTAGGCGGCACATCATACCCCTGTGCTTGTCCACCGTAACCACCTTGCCCTGTCTGATAGTTCGATTGAGTATTTGTCTGTCCGTGTGTTTCCGTCGGTTGTGGAGCTTGCTGTGAACTATTCGGCTGTACCGAACTGTTGCCCCTTGGTTCAAGGAACTTAATGCTGCTCGCAATGACATCCGTTGTGTAAACTTTCGAACCGTCCGACTTTTCATAACTACCAGTTTGGATATGGCCTATGACCGCCACTTGCGATCCTTTGGTTGTGTACTGGTTTGCTAGTTCGCCAGTTTTACCGAACATGACTACGCGGATAAAGCTCGCATCGTCTTTCTTGTATGGATGATCGACCGCCAGCGTGTTCTTTACGACTGTGGTATTACCGTTTATTACTTCATGTTCTCGGACCCAGCGGCCGATTAGATTTACTGAATTCATTTGTTGACCTCCAGTAGTTCAGGATTTTCGCAAATGTTGCCGATGACTTCGCAGTGATTTCCATACTTGTGATCAGTCAAGAGATTGATAACCATATCTTCTCTAACCTTTCCATCCGGCATATTAAATCTTTCAGGAACTCTTTTGTAATAAACAAAGCAACCATCCACGAACTTTACTGATGATCTTTCTTTATGAGGGAAAAATTGAATAACATCACCTTCATATATTTCCACACCATTTTTGTCTTTTAAGCCGGTGTATTGCATGAGAACATAATCATATTCAGCTGTCATTCCTCCGCGATACGGTTTATCCGGAATCCAAAGGCAGGTGCTTCTTTTGGTTTTTTCGATTAACAGCCGCTTCCACGAAATCATTTCTTTGCGTTTTTCTAACCACGCTCTGAATTTAATCTCCCTCATGCCGTCATCCCCTTCCTCATAGCCATAGCCGCCTCTGCCTGTTGCAACTTGATTTCCAATGCGTCCATTTCGCGTTTAATCTTCTGCCAGTCGACTTTATCTGGCATAGGAACCGTGTAGATCCCGCTGTTGTTAGTCCACATCGGATGCACCTTCTTTCAAGCGCTCGATCTGAATGTCATCAAAACTGACATCACTCTCTGAGTAATTACTACTCACCCAAACACTCGGCTTAACCTCAGTTAAATCACGGTCAAGTGTTTCGCCTGTTCGACTGTCATAGATTCGATGTGTAGGTTTCATTCGTCTGCACCTCCAAACTCGATGAAGGATTCCGTTGGGTAGAAACCTGTAAGCACTCCGTCTTTATAAAAAACTCCTAGAGCGTCAACGTGATCTACGTATTCATTTTTGAATATACCTATATCTCCTTCTCTGAATCCGCCCACTTCCCGACCAATAGACTTCCACGCTCTATATTCTTTTTCGGCTTTGATCTCTTCTGATGTGGCGTGGCGAATATGGTGAACGTAATTCCAATCCAGTTGGCCATTTTCCCACTGAGCAAATACTTTTTTACCTTCGATTCTTTCTATTTGTGCAATCCATGCACCATCTTCATATTCGCAAGCGACCCAATCGCCAACCTCGAAAGTCTCTTCGACTTCATAACCGATCAACAACGCTCTTGCCATATCTGCCTGATCTAAGCCGTTAAATGCTCGGTACGGGTTGCCATTTCTCCAGCCGCCTTGCTTTTTCATTGCTGTGGCGTGTACATCCAACAGTGCGGCTTTATCACCGTTTCTCTCACAAAGCCATTTTTGTATTGCGTCTGCTTGTTCTGGTGTCAATTTGATTTTTCCTATCACTCTGCATCCTCCTAAAACTCAATGTTCTTTATCCGTTTATCCGTAGTATCTTCAAACTTGATCACATACGTATTTCGCAATAGCCTGGAAACCGTCTTAGCGTCGTACATGCGCCCTAACGCTTCGCGGTTTAAGTTAGACGTGAAGATGGTGGGCTTGTCCTGCCTAGAGTCCGCTATACCTTTCAGAATCCGCATCGTGTAATCAGACGCGGTTTTTTCTGTGTTCGTCGAGCCAGTTTCTGCTCCCAAGTCGTCCAACACCAAGAAATCCGCTTTTGATAACAGTTGAATGAAATACTGTTCTGTGTAGATACTTTCACGATTGTTGAAGCTGTCTCTCACTCTGGACAGCATTTCATCAATGTCGATGAACAAGCACGACCTGTCTTGGTTGTCCGTTTCGTTCATGGTCCGAATGATGCTCATTGCCAGATGGCTCTTACCGACGCCTGGATCGCCTTGCAAGAATGTGTTGAATACTTCACCTGCACGATATTGTTCAACTGCTTTAATGGCTTTTTTCTTATTGGCGATTTCTTCTATGTCTTTCGTTTCGTAATTTTTGAATCCAGAGTTGATCAGCGTCTTGTCTTTAAACAGTGACTTACTTTCGAGAATCGAATACTCCGCTCTCTTTTCTGCATCTTTGATCCGATACGCTTCTCTTTTCTCGAACTCTTCCGTGTCACGCTCAATCTCGCATACCGGGCATACTTCTTTGCCGTCAAACATAATCATTTGATGTCGTTTAGTTACTTCTTTACCAAATACCAATGTTGTGTGAGTGCAGTAATTAGAAGTTGACTCCATCCGCGTATGTTTTTGTAGATTTTGCATTACGTTTGTCATTACGTCCGACATTTTTCGCATCAGCTGCACTCCTTTCGTTCAAGTAACTTTCAAACTTGGTGCCGAATAGTGTGATTGGTCGTAAGAATTTATTCATCGAGCTATCGTTGATCCAGTCAGTACGTTTAGTGTCAATCACTTGTTCGAAGTCTTTAACACGGAAGCCTTCCTTCCACCTGGCACGAATCAATTCTTTTGTTTTAGCGGTTGAACTTCGATACTTCGTTGAACATTGTTCATTTAAATAATCAATGATTTGAGAGTAGGGAATGAGATCCGCGGTCTGATTCGGAGAATCGGACAATATGTCTTTATCTCTTTCTAGTTCTAGTTCTTCTTCTAGTTCTAGTTCTAGTTCTATTGCGTTACCCTGCGTTACAGGTAACGTTACATCCTTTTGATTGCTTCCTAATCGTTGATTTTCACGGTGTTTAGCGACTCTTTTTCTAGTTTGTTCACGAATCTTTTCTAATCCAGCAACGTTCTGATGTTTCTCCCAATTTGCTATACTAATAAAGTGTTCGTCGTCTATTTCAATCATTCCGAAAGCCTTGAAAGTTTCTAACGCAAGTCTAATTGTATTGAGCGGTCTACCAAATATTGTTGCTAACATTTCATCCGTATAAGGGATGTTTTCGCTCAAGTAAATGTAGCCGTTGCCGTTTGTTTTGCCTGCTTGAGAAAGCAATTTAACCCAGATAATGAGGATGGTATCAGCGTCCGGCATCTGTTCTATCAACTTTATTTTTTCATCCTCAAACATCTGCGTACTCAGCTTTATCCATTTCACATTACTCATGGTCAATCACCTTTCTTTAGGGCACAAAAACAAGTTTTCCGGTTGCTGCTTGTACCTCTTTTTTAAATTCTTCTTCGTTTGAATTACTATCCGATAAGTGAAGTAGATGAATCTCTTGAACTCTTGATAGGTCGTTAGCTTTTAAAAAGACCAATAGGTTTTCCAGACTGAAATGCGACTGCATAACTCGTTCCATTAGGAATTCAGGAATACGTCCGCTCTCTACGTTTTCTCCCAGTATCTTTTGCGAGTAATTACACTCGATCATTAAATGTGTAAGTTCTGAAAATTTATACTTGATATAGTAGGTATCTGTTGCAAATAACAGCTTGTCACCATCCTGATTAGCGATTAGAAAGCCGAAAGGCTCTGCTGCATCGTGCTGGACATCAAACGGTAATACAGTCCACGTACCGACTCTGAACGTCTCTTTACATGGAACAGGCCGTATACGATGATGCTGAATGCCGATAGCGTCCGCTGTGCCTTGTGACATGTAAATGTCTAGCCCTCGGTTTGCAACGTCCTGTACTGCCTTGCAATGGTCTTTGTGTTCGTGTGATACCAATACGCCTGCTATATTGCTAGTTTTAAAGTTCAGCGCCTTTTGAATCGATTTGAATTTGATGCCGCACTCCAAGAGGAGCGAGGAATGGCCGTCTGTGATGTGATAGCAATTCCCCGTACTGCCTGTTGCGAGTGTTTGAATCGTAATCATTAGAATCCAGGCTCGTTTGATGTGACTGCTACTGGCTCAGGTTCTCTCGGTGTTGGCTTCTGCGTCGGTACCTCTTTTACAGGTTCGATGATCTCGCCAGTTGTCGGTTCAACAAAATCCAATACTTCTTTGTTCGCATTTTGGTCAATTTCATGCTGCGGATTGATTTCTCGTAAAGGTTTATCATCTTCAAATTCGTTTTCTGTCGTGCGATTAATTGCTCCAATGAATAGATCGCTGTCATCTGAAGTATTGATAAACGCTTTAGACGCTCGATTGATTACAGTTCGTTTCGCCATCTCTTGCGGATACTTGTTTTGTACAGTCTGCATAGATGATTGAGACCATGATGTTTGGATTTCTGCCATTGTCATGACTGTTAAGAATTGCACGCCATCGTCACGTTCGATGATGCAATACGCTCCGAGAATGTCTTCTTTCTTTCCGGTTGCCGCCATCCAGTCAACATTGTGAGATTTGAAAGCTAGTTGCCCTCTCTCGTTGTACTCCACGTTGAATTCTTCACCTTTCCAGATGACGTTAGCCCATACATCCTTTACACCGTTCAAGCGCTTTAGCACCGCTTGCGTGCCGTGGTATGAACGAGTGAACTGCATTTTGTCACCGTATACGATGAAGTAACCTTGATTCTTCGCTACACTCAATGCCTGGATCGCCATATCTTGAAGGGAGAATGCGACACTTTCAGGTGTTGCGCTGTCCATTAAGGATGTTTTCTTTTTGAAATCTACTTCTGTCAGTTTGAAGTATGCTGCTTGTACCGCATTCACAATGGAGTAGTTTTCAGGGATGTTAATCTGATTGTTTTCAACCATTGCTTTCACTTTGTTGGCGACTTTTGTCACCAGTTCGTTTTTCTTTTCAGCTGGTTGCATTTGTTGAGATTCTTGTAATTGGTTTGTCATTTATAATTCCTCCTGTTTTTATATTTCATTTAACCTCTTGCGTAAATGACCTTTCGACACTCCATCCACGGTGAAGCCTCATTTTTAAGGTGTTGTATTCGATACCTAATTGCTCTGCCCATTCAGGCATTGTCTGCGTTTTCCCTTCAAATATAATGAGTGGATTACTTCTTGTATTTCTCGCTTGTTCTTTTCGTGTCGCCCACCTACAATTTTCCGGATTGTAATTTCCATCGTTATCGATTCGCTCAATTGTTAAGTGATCCTCATACCCGTTTTTCATGGACCAATTATGAAAGGCTTCGTAATCCGACCATTCTTCGCATATCGAAATTCCACGCTTCCCGTAGTATTCGTAACTCTCGTTCTTTTCGTTTAAACAGCGACCTCTCATGTGCAGCCAAACTCTGTACAGCCTGGTCGCATTTCCCGCTCCTCCGGATAAGCCATGCTTCGTGTTCCTGGCAATGGTCAGCTCTCTTTTTAAACATCCGCAACTCTTTGCTATACCGCTATGCAAATTAGGATATCTTACAACTGTTGTGTTTCCGCAATCACAAACGCATTCCCAGCTCACGTTGTAATACTTGTCAACACCCACAAATTTTTTCACGGTTAGTCTCCCGAATCGCATTCCGGTTCTATCTATTCTTTTACTCACGACGCAACACTCTCTTTTTGCTGCTCAATCCGCAAAACTTTATCTTTTCCGCTCACCACTAGCGAAATAACTTGTGAATCTGTTTCAGCTAACTCAACTACCGCCTCGGCGTTGTCCACAAAGATCGGGACTCTGAAACCGTAATGATTTGATAGAGTTTGGATAATATCCAAGCCGACATTGATCTTCGCCGCATTGTTAAGTCCGGAACCATAAGGAACACCTTTATACGTCGTTTCACACACGTCAACCAGCGTTCCATCAACTTGTTTGTGAGTTAATTTAAAGCGTGCAATCTTGAATTTACTGTTGATTTTTTCATCCAATATTTCTACTTTGATTCGAGTAAATTCTTCAATCAGGAATAGTTCCTTTTCGACTTTCTCGAATTCCTTTGCGAGTTGTTCTTGCTGTTGTTCGAGTTCTGAAATACGTTTCTTGGACGCTTCCGCCTGTTCGTACTTTGCGATTTGTCCGTTTAATTCGGAGCGTTTTGCCTTTAGTGCAACTACTTCTTTCTCGATTTCTACAACAGCTTCAGTTGCGTTTGCCTCGAGGGATTTGATTTCGTCCTGGACCGTAGCCATTTCTGCAACCTTGTTCGTGTACTTAGGATTCATCCGGGCGTTCTTCACTTCATCGCGTAGCGCGTTGAGCTGGATCGTCAGCTTATTGATCGCCTCTTCTTTCTTGACGAGTTCGGATGACAGTTCCTCGATTTCTTTATCAAGTTTTACATTCTTATCGATAACCTCAGCTTTGCTTGCTGTCAGCGACTTTCCTCTTTCGTTGATACGTTCAAGTTCTTCTGATTTCTTTGTATTGAAAGTGCTGACAGCCTTATCTCTAGCGGCTTGTAAATCTGTTTCTGGAATAGCTTGTCCGCAGGTCGGGCACTCGCATTCTTCTTTGTGTTCATACGTTTTCGCATTTTCTTCATTCCACTTATTGCGAAGATCCGCAATTTCTAAGTCGAAACGTGCGATATCCTTTTTGTTATGCTCAACCACATAGTTGGCATCATCTAATTTCCTTTGCATAATCGCTTGGTTTGATTTCTCTTCTTGGATTTTCGCCTGAACTTGATATCCTTTTTCAGTCGCATCCGATTCCAGTTCACGCTTGATAGATTCGAGATCCATTTCAATCTGTCGCAAATCGTTCTTTTTATTCGTAACGGCCGAACCGTTTTTGATGTTGTTGATTTGAGTAGATGCCGCGTCAATCTCTTTTTCTACTTTTGCGATTTCTACTTCTATAGAAGAGACATCAATACTCCCTTCCGAAAGCATGTTATTAATCTCGCTGATTCTTGTCGGAATGCTTTTAATTTCATCATTGATTTTCTTCTTTTTAGCAGCAATCACTTTTTTATGGTCCTCGATTTTTCGACCATTCAGAATGCCGGTCAATTCTTGCAACTTTTTGTTAGCAGAAATAACTTCTTCATCAGTTAAATCTCCGGTAATGTCCAAAAGCACTTCTCGTCGCTTCTCCCACTTGAATTGTTCATTGAAGTAAGTGGGTGAAGTCAAAAGCTTAAATACCTCTTCGTCAATCAATTCTTTAATCGCCTCGTTGTACTTCTTTTCTGGTGTCGGAACCTCATCGATGAAGTATTTGTTTTTGTTTCCTTTAAACGTTGCTTCAAGTGCGTTTCTTTTTTGAGTCCAATCCTCGTAATGCACTTTTTTCAATACCAACGGGTGACCGTCTACCAGGAACGACGCTTCAACTTCGTGTTCCAAGTTGTTCATTTCTTGACCGTCAGACGTCAGTGTTTTAAGTGAGAACTTCGTTTGGTTTTGGCTGTTTTTATTGAACAAAAGCCACAAAAATGCATCGTACAAAGACGTTTTACCTGTTTCGTTATCCCCAAAGATTGTTGCATCGTTACCGTTTACGTTGAGTTCAAATTCCTTGATCCCCTTGAAGTTCTTCAATGTGAGATTCATCAATTTAATATTTTTCAAAATGTTCTCCTCCTTGTGATTTTCGGGATTCCGCGCTATAATAGCGCCAAGTAGTTTTATATGGAATCCCGAACTCGCTGCTCGAACAGCGGGTTTTATTTTTGTTCATTTTCCTCTTCAACTTCCCACTTCATCATCTCTGCGTGACAATCATTACAAGTCATCGGATAACCAACATCTTCACCCATGAACTCGCCGCACATTTGACAGACGACACCGCTTAAAGCCATTTCAGCATACTCACCCAATCAGATCGCCTCCTCAAAACGAATGATTTCCGCGTCTTTACGAATCGCATATACCTTCATGTGATCACCGTAATTGTTGTAATACGTTTGAGCAGCATCCAGTACACTGTCCTCAAGCGTCGTCACGTAGACCGAATCGATTTCTTGCATAAAGACTATTTCCCATTGATACGTCGTCATCTTCTTCACGCTCCTTTCTAAGTTGGTGACCGGCATCTTCCCACAATCGCCCAATCATAAATGCGATAATCGGAAGCATGATGGCGCAGATCAGTGCGTATTCGTATTCCGTCATGTCATCAACTCCTTTCTGTGATGGATGTGAATCCCATCAAGAAGACCAGGTCTACGAGTTTCCAATTCGCAGTGGAAATGATCCAATGGCTAACCAACCAACCTGAGCTTCTTGATAGGAGCCAAAGCTCCTAATCTGTGGTATACTGAAAGTACATAAATTCTAGTTTTGCCGATTTGACGCTGGACACGTCAGTCGGCTTTTTTGTGCGTAAATAACATGGCTTGTGCATTGATTCCTTGTGCGACCAACTTTTCTGCAAGTACATGCGTGCTACTGTCTGCGCGCTTCATATGTTGCATAACCCTCACTTGTTTAAACATTTCTAGCAACGTCTCCGCACGGAATACAGCTTCCTCCATGTCATCCGTCCAGTTACATAACTCCAATGCTTCAATTTGATGCATGGCCATCTTCTTTAAATCAGCCGCTCTTTCAATGTCTGCTCTACGATAATTTGATAGTTTCATAGTGTCCTCCTAAAAAATAAGTGTTATGAATCCTGCTACCATCGTGCTGACGGTATTAATGATATCTGGCAATGTATGCAATACTTCCGTTCCGTATAGAAAGGCAATGCCCAAGTCGACTGTCTGCGTCTGTACTGTCCAATCTCGGAAGATATCTAGTGCTGGGTACTTCTCGCCCCGCTCGATTTTCGATACATCTGACTGATTGATGTTGAGCGCAAACGCCAACTCCTCTTGCTTCAAGCCTTGACTCTTTCGGCATTGCCTTAAAAATTTCCCGATTTCCATTGGCTCACCCCCTCTCAATATTCCAGATTGGACTATATGCCGTTGAAGCATATAAGCCGGAGTGGAATTTAATACTCTTGTAGGGTGTTGTATTCTAGTAATAGACCTACTCATAACCCTCGTGTTACGCTTCGTAAGTAACCTCTGAATCTAGTGGAGCAAACCCCTCCGCTCCGCTAGATCACTTCTAAGCTATCCGTTTAGGGATCCACGCTTCTACGTAATAGATTGCTGATTGTAAATCTTTGCGTAGAACATCTTTATATGAAGCAACACCGAAACGGTCTTTAATTTCTCGATATAGTTCACGAAACAATTTTCTTCTTACTTGATCATCGCTTTCAATTTCATAAACCCGAGCGCCTACTGCTCTTTGCAACCTCCGCTGCATGCCATAATCTAGCGTCATCTGGTTCTCTACCTTGTCTTTCAATTGAGCGACATCCACTTTTATAGCTTCCACTTCTTCCGATGTTTCTAGTGATAGTCTCATAGAAGCTTTTAGTTGCTCAGTTGGACTCAGTGCCCTTACTTGGTTTTGAGTCGTGTAATATTCATCAATCAACTTTTCGTATGCATCCCATGCTTGATCTGTATTTAAAGATTTCGCTTGAAGCCATGCGCCCTTTTCAGTCCAGAGATACAAAACAGATGTGAATTTTAGGCTTCCGTCAATTTGACCTGACCCTTTAAACTCTCTTAGTTCTTCACCGGATAATGCGAAGTAATGCTTGCCTGGTGTATATCTTTCTGCATTTCGCTGAAAGTTTCGGTTGATAATGCCATTATCAGTTCCGAATGATTCTGCTAGTTGCGCTGTTGTTAAAACCCTGTTTCCTTCTCTCTCAATAATTGATAGATTCACATTGTTTCCTCCTTTTAGTAGGTATATTTTTCCTCCTTGTCGAATAGTGACAGTGGAGGAGGTGATAACATGATTATGAAATGGAAACCACAGACGCTTGTTCATTCTGTTTTACTGCCTAGAGTGAAAGTGGATGATCCGCCGAAAACTTATGAGATGACCAGAGACGCTAAAGGGAATTTGCGAATCGGTGATTTCATTAAAGGCGAGAAAGCGTTTATACAAACCTTTCAAAAAATATTAAGAACCGAGAAAAAACCGAATCACCCATACGGCTTAATGGATTTACTGCCGTATTCTACGAGACAAATAGCATTTAATCAGCAATGTGAAAGACTCGCGACCGCTATTGTTAATCACCGATGCTCTGATTCATCAGAAGGGAATCCGAGCGGTTTAGGTTATACAGTCGATGAAGTGAAACTAATCGAGTGGGATAGCGAAAAGAACGAGTTATTTATCACTATTGTTGCTGATGGTCTTGATTCTCCGGTTCGTGTAAATGTTCCAGAACACTTAGGACAGCAGCACCCGCCGAGTTAGCGATATCGTGTAAAATCGAGACTTCACTTTTATCCCAGTCATCAGACCAATGATCCATGAATACTTTGTTGAATTCCTTTTTATCGAAAGTTGCCGTTCCAGCGGCAACTTTCACTAAATTGGTATAACTGTTTACCAGTTCCGCTAATCCCTTTGTGTCTCCCTGATGCTCCGCTTCATAGATGATTCTTTGTTTTAACGCTTCGAGTACTTCATTCATATTTCATCCTCCTATCTGAATTTTCTTTTTAGAAAAGCACCAACACTTACCTAGCAAATTAATTTGAAGCCAAGCTTCTGCATATCTGACTCCGGACTCTTCATATTTAGTGATGTAATGTTTCAACACTCTCCCCGCCTCCTCTATAGAAGATTTCCAAAAACCTAACTACCGAAGTTGTAAACCAAATCGTAATTACTCCGGTTCTTAATCCATTGCAGCAGTTGATCCGTTACAATCTTGGCGTGACCAAAATCATGAGTGACTGGAAAGCCTTGAATTTTTGCTGCACGGTGCACTGTTGTGTAACTCACACCCAGCAAGTCTGCAGCCTCTTGCAATGATAGTAAGATTGGTAGTTGGCGTTCGCGTAAAGCTTCACCAACCGCCCGATTTACTGCTGCATTGATAAGCTCGTTTAATTCTGTTGCATTTGTCACAATTACTTCAGACATCTTTCTCCCTCCTATCCGACTTCTTTTCTCACACCCATCAAACTGAAATTGAATCACTGCTCATTAAATCTGATTGTCGCTCTCCTAATTGATTCATGGCGCAGGTGGCTATTCGAATGCAGTTTGTTGGGTGTGAGCAACGTATTACTAAATTACTTTTTCTTTGTTCAAGGTATGAGAATCTTGTACTAAACTACCGAATAAAAAGAACATATCTTGTTCTAGTATTCTCGCTATTTTAAGTGCAGTTTCTAAAGGTGGAGAGATATGACCATTTTCCCAGTTAGCAACTGATTGCTTACCTTTATAGCCAAGCATTCTAGCAAGAGTTTCTTGGGATAGTCCTTTTTCTTTTCGAGAGTTTATTAAATTTAAGTTTTTCATGACCTCACCTCCTGTATGAATAACTTGTACCCTTAGTATACATACAAGATTCTTGTACGTCAACAATTAAATACAATTATCTTGTACTTTTAATTAATCTTTATTCATATCATGTACAATATACTTGTACCTATTAGATTTAGAGGTGATCGAATGCTATCTCAAAGATTAAAAGAATCACGAAAAAACAGAAAGCTAACACAAGATGAGTTAGCTTTAAAAGTAAACACAACAAAAAGTACAATTAGTAACTACGAGAACGGACATAGCACGCCATCAAATGATATGTTGATACTGTTATCCAATGCACTACAAATAACCACGGATTATCTTTTAGGTACGTCTGATAATCCTACATTGACAGAGGATGATGAATTCCAAGCCTTCGCCAACGATCCGGATATGGAGCGCTGGTATAGACAGCTCCCAGACAACGACGAAGAAGACCTTCGCAAGCTACGACAAATGTGGGATATAATCAAAAGTGATAGTAAAAATAAATAAACTTTGCAATACACGGTGTAATTAGCCGTGTATATTTTTACAGTGAGTATAGTTATATCTCACTAAGTAGTGTATGTGAGACAAATTATTTAGGAGGGATACCGTGGTTGATTTTTTAGTATTTGTAGTCGGGCTTGTTTTCATGGTTGGGACAGTAATGTTGATTTGGGCTTTCATTAAAAAGAAACCTAAAAAGAAAGCAGCGATTATTACCGGAATTGGATTTGTTTTGGTAGCTATCGTCGGATCTCTACTTCCTGAAACCGAAGATGATATTGTTGCAGAGAAAGAAAAAGTAGTTGTTGATTCCCAAACTAAGAATGATTCAAACAGCCAAACCGAGAATATTGATGTGAAGAAAGAAAAGAAAACTGAAGTTAATGTGCTGGATGTTAGCGGAAAAATTAAAGCATCAGCTAGCCAAGGGGTAATCGATGTCAACGTGAAGACTAATATACCCGACGGCGGTCTAATCAAGTTGTCTATATTGGACAACGAATTAAAAACCATAGAAGACTATGCAACTGTGGAAAATGGTGAAATCAGCAAGACTATGAAAATACCAGAAGACCGTATGCCTGGCGAATATATGGTGAGTGCATTCTTTAATTTTGATGATAAACAGCACCCGCAACCAGAAGAAATCAAGAATACTTATGGAAATAAGGGCGAAAAAATTACTGGGGATTTAGAGTTTTTTAATAGCATAGACGGAAAAAACGCTGATTTTGAACCCGTAAACATTCCTTACCCTTCCCCATCTGTGGTAGAAGAAAAAAAGACTACCGATTTTGAAAACTCTATATTAGAACTTATTGAATTAAGCGGGGGCATAATCACTAAAATTTATCCCGCAGAAGAAGATTGGAGTATAGTGAAAGTTGTTGTAAGCGACACTTGGTACATTTCAGCTGACCATGAAAAAGAGAGATTTGTAGAACAGGTAGGAGGCACGATTGAGAAATATGTAATAGGTGCCGGAAAAACTGACGGTGTTGTGCATACCTACTTTGTCGATAGTTACGGAAAGGAATTGGCAACTCCTAAAATTTTAGGAGGCTATAAAATAAAAAGATAATATATAACAGCCCTATCTAGGGCTTTTCTTTCACCAACAAAAAGAACATATGTTTGATAGGTGGTTATTTTATGTATCAAAACACTCATTTAGAAGACTATATCCAGCAACTCTATAAAGAGCTATCCATAGAGCAACCGGAGCAATTAAATAAGTATGTCATCGCAGATCAATTAAATGTAGGCGTTTATCTAACTAGTAATACGAGTGAAGCTTTTTATTGGCAAGACCGTTATTATATTTTTATTGATAGAAATCTAGATAGTCGACAACGCTGGCAAGACTTCGGTCATGAACTGTGCCATGTATTGCGTCACTCTGGACATCAAGGGCATATGCCTGTCCCCTTTCGTGAGTTACAGGAATGGCAGGCCGACAATTTTATGTATCATTTTTGCGTGCCGACATTTATGTTGCGAAAAATTCATTTACCGTATGATCAATTTGAAGCTATCAGATTAATTTCGGAAACATTTAACGTTGAATATAGCCTTGCTGTTAAAAGATTAGAAATGTACCACAGAAAGGATGTGCATAAAATGATCTACGCTTCATCAACCGAAATATATAAATAGCAACTTTAATCGAGAGGAGAGATACTTATGTACTGTCGTAAATTAAACAACGGAAAATGGTCATGCACCACTGACGCTACACCTAATCCCCTAACTGGTCAGAGGCGACAAGTAACACGCCGTGGCGACACAAAGAAGGAAGCATTACAAAGAGCCCAGGTAGCTGCAGAAGAATTATCTAAACAGAGACAACCACAAAAAAGACTCGTCCAGGAAGTTTATGACGACTGGTTAAATGTATACAGAGAAACGGTTAAAGCTTCATCAGTAAAAGCTAGAATGGTGGCAATGCGTCCCTTTATTGATAAGCATGGCAACCACTTGATCAGCAAGTTACAAATAAACGACATACAGAAATTCTTAGTTGAAAGACGCGATACAGATATTTCGAAACATCATATTGCCTCTACTCGCACCGCATTGAACTTATTGTTTGAATTTGCTTTTAAAAATGATTATGTCGAAAAGAACATAGTGAAAGATACTGTAATTCCGAAAGCTAACAAGAAATCACAACAACTTGTTAACTCCAAGAAAAAGTATCTTGAAAAAGATGAGATCCAAAGCTTTTTATCCGGTGTAAAATCTTCTGGTAGAAGAAACGCTTATCCCTTAGCACTCACCATGCTTTCTACCGGCTTGCGTGTCGGAGAGGTATTAGCGCTTACCTGGGATGATATCGACTTGGAAAAGCATAGGCTGGTGGTCAGCAAAACGTTGTTTGAAAAGGCTTCTGATGAAGGTGGGTTTGAATTGGTACCTCCGAAAACAGAAGACTCCAATCGAACAGTTTCGTTTAACCAGGATCTGGCTGAAGAATTAAAAAGAATGAAAGTCCAATATAATAAAGAAAAGCTGATCGGTTTACGGGATCCGAAATCCGAGTGGTGCAATCTAGTCTTTACAGGTAGGAGTCAGCAGCCTGTCCGTGCTGTCACAATCGCTGCGGTTTTCAACAAAATATATAAGGCGTATGGAATTGAAGACGTTAGCGGCACCCATATCTTGCGGCACACACATATCACCATGCTTGTCGAAGCCGGCGTGGACTTGCCTGTCATCATGGAACGTGTCGGACACTCGAACATAAATATCACTCTCGACATTTACACGCATGTCACGAAAAAAATGCAGAAGCAAAGTGACGACAAAATTAATGAGTATTTCCGCCAATTTATCTAA